TCCTCACTTTTTTTAATAACAAGAGATTCGTTTCTTGCTATATTATAAACCCATGTTGAGAAATTACCTCTTATTGGATCATATTGAGAGATTTTTGTCCAGATCTTAGCCATTGTATTTGAAACCGCATCTTCTGCTGCTTCCTGTTCTACTAATATAGATTTACAGTGGTTTAGTAATCCTGGTTTAATTCTTTTGTAAAGTTCTACGAAATCTTTCTCTGAAGATGTTCTCATAAAACTTTCTGCCAATTCCTGAATGTTTTTTGCTGCCATTTTTCCTGATTTTTTTTAAAGTTTAAGTTGTTTTATTTCTATTCCTGCCTGTTTAAAAAGTTCAAACGAATCCGTTTTTCTATACATCTCAGAGTAAACAATTCTTTTAATTCCTGCCTGAATTATTAACTTTGCGCAATCGTAACATGGGGAAAGCGTAACATATAATGTTGCACCTTCCGCACTATTAGTGCTTCTTGCAATTTTTGTTATTGCATTAGCTTCTGCGTGTAGAACTGTAGATACCGTATTGTTTTCTGAATCTTCGCATTTATTTGGAAATCCTGAAGGAGTTCCGTTATAACCATCTGAGATTATTCTTCGATCATTAACTATTAAGCACCCGACTTTACTTCTTTCACAGTGTGAGTTTTCTGCCCACACCGAAGCCATTCGCAAATACAATAAATCGATTTTATCTTGTTTCTTCTGTAGTAGATTCTGGTTGTTCACTTTGATTTGATTTTAGTGGTGTTACTTCAACTTTGAATCTTTCTACTACATGAAATACGTCTCTAAGACGGAATGCGCCGAGAAGGTTTAAAATTTCATTTACCTCCTCTTCTGTAAATCCTAATTTTTCTTCATTTTTTAAATTGTCCAAACATTTTTCATAATTAGCATACGAGGTCAAAAAATCGACCGATGCTGTTCTTAGCTCTTTAGAGATTTCGTAACTTTTTTCCATTTTTTTATTTTAATTTATTCTTCAAATATAATAGATGTTTTTTAAAAAGTAAACATCTGCAAATCTTTTTTTCTTATTCAACCCTTTTTGAGGTTGAGGTTACTAATAGCGGGGATGATAACGTGTCATTTAATTGTGATAAAAGAGACACCATCACATCCATTTTACTAGCTAATTCTTCGTTGCTTCCTCCTTTATTTTCTGCAGATTCGGAAGAAGATTCTTTTTTAGATTCTCCTTCTTTAGTTCCAGTACCCAAATTTTCAGTAGTGGATTCTTTAGATTTTCCAGTATTAGCATTTTCACCAGAGCTTTTAGTTTCAGTATTTCCAGATTGTTTATTATCTGTTGTTCCACTAGGTGTAACAGTACTACTTAACTTTTGTGCAATGGTTTCTTTTATACCCCCTGGTTTTGCAGAAGTTTCAACCAATGGTGATATTTTATTCTGAATTTTTTCTACAGACGAAACTGCAGCTGATCCTTTAGATAAATTACCTGCTACAGAAGCAATATTGGTAGACCCAGCTTTATTAATATTCCCTTCGACTTTATCTGCTACCGATGTGGGTGTATTTATTTTTTGGGATTCTGTAGAAGCTTCTTTGTTTTCTTCTTTTTTAGATTCTTCTTCCTTATTGCCCTCAGTTTTATTCTCCGTTTTAGATTCAGCTGATCCAGTAGAAGATTCCTTTCCACTTTTTGTGTCTGATATACCAAATAGGCTTTTTAAAAAATCAGCTCCAGATTGGGATCCTTTTATCATCTCAGGCTCCGCTTCTTTGTTTCCCTCTACTGGTTTTTCTTTGCTTTCTTGCTCCGATAATGTAGTCTGTGAACCTGTAGAAGAAGCACTACCAGCACCAGAAGCACTGTCAGTAGTTCCAGATGACCCTTTATTTCCCTCTATGGCAGATCCGGTAACCCCAGATTCGGTTTTTGGTGTTTCTGCGGGTTGTGGAGCAGCAGTTCCCCCCGTATTAGAAGCCTCTGTTTTTTCTGCAACTTTTTGTTCCCCTCCAGTAACACCAGCAGCTTCTGTTTTTTTATCCTCAGTTTTTACTTCTTTACCAGCTGATTCAATTTTTCCTCCATTAACCTTTTCAATTAGCTTCCCGATATTTTCATCATATCTTTCAGCCATTTTATTAATGCTCTCTGAATTAAATCCTTCAGTTTTTAAAACCTTTGCTAAAGCAGATATTACTGCATTTATTTCGGGTGTAAATAATTTGGTTCCTGCTGCATTTGGCTCATTAAGATATCTTAATGAACTCGAGAATTCCTTCATTAGAGTTTCAAATGAAGCTTTTTCATTTTTAACTTTTGAATCAAATTCATCGCTTACATCGCTAAAAGACTCAAATCCTTTGATTTTACTTGTTCCTATGTTTTCGGCAATCTGTGTTACAGTACCAGTCTTAAGCACCGCTGCATTACCTGCTTTATTTTTAGCATCTCCTTTAGCAATTGGAACTATTTCTTTTCCGTCTACAGCTTCACCCTTTTCAATACTTTTTTCAATATCTTTCTTGTGTGAGTTAGCAGATGAATAGGCATATTGATAAGAAATATCCTTTGGATCGTATGCAGGATCTAATGCTTTTAACTCGTCATTAAATATTTGATCAAAGAATTTTTTAGCTTCCTGAGAAACCTTTCCTGCAGCTTTCATTGCATCTCCAACTTCACTAGTAACAACTCCAACGTTTCCGCTTTGTATTTCGGAGTTTATTTTAGCTCTATCAAAAGATTCGCCTTCGGACTTAAATATCGGGTATTGTTCTTCAGCCAAAATATATTTTTACTTATATACCTCTAAAATCAGCTAATTTAGATTTTAGGTTTAGAAAATGCAAAAGCTTCTACAAGCTCTCCTTGAGAATTTTTCTTGTTTTCATTTTCTATTTTATCGTTTAGTTTTTCTATAAAAATTTGATATTCATAGAAAGGTAATGACTCTAATGTGTCTATTGACAATTTAAACTCTTCCCATAATCTAAACTTAATATCAAAGTAGTTGGCTAAAGATATCTGAAATAACGAAAAGGGATCTGTATCCCCTGGGAAATGTTATTTCTGCTGTGACCTCCCCACCACAGCTATTACATTTACTATAAATTCTAGATTTTGTAGCAAAATTAATCTTTTGACTAATTTGATCTGCTATTGAAAATTGAAGTGGCGACCATTCGGAAGATGCCCTTTCGTATTGATCGTATGTTCTTTCATCTAAACCTCTCCAGTCGGGAATAACGAAGGTTGCAATATTTGCAAAACTTTCGTCGTATTTTTTACTTTTCTCTTTTTTATCTTTTATAATTTTTCTACAAGTAGTTGTTACTCCTACCGTTGGAATATAAAGATTCATTTCAGGAGATCCGTCTTTAGGTATAAATCTAAATGAATAGGTGTCTTTACTATATCTTTTTAATAGATCATCCTCCATAACAAAACTGTCAAGAAGATTTGATTTTAATTCTATCTGATCTGCAATTTCGCAATCAGGTTTTGTACAATTTTTTGTTACTGGTAATAGAATACGATTTTCGCCTTTAATAAAGGTCATATCTCTAATTGACATAACAATATAAAATCGATCTTCATACCAAAGGTCGTATGGCTCTAAAACTCCACCTTCCCAACGAATTCTCATACATTTAGAAATAACTGTATTAAGCTTGTCGTCTAGATCAATTCTATCCGATTCATCAACTGTAGAGAAATGTCTTATTTCACTAACTGAAGCTGATTTAATTGCAAGCTCAAATCCTTCAGGATAGCCAAATCCTCTAGATGGTAATATGTCAGAAGGAATATTTTTCCATTCAGATTCCATCCCCATAGGTGTTCTTGTAGCTCTTCCTAAATTGTTTGGTGTATTTTGTGGTTGTGCATATTGTGACTGTTGTTCACGAGGCTGATCATTACCAGGAATCCATTTTGGAATTTCGTGGTTTGATACATCCTTATCAGCATCATATTCAAATTTTGATTGTGCTTCTTTTCTAGAAAGTTCGTCTAATAAACTTTGATCGCTCATGTTGGGTTTCTTATTTATTTTTTTACTCCTCTTTTTGTTTTAGTTTCTTGGAATTACGGGAAAAGTAGAAATAGAATCCAAAGCAAACTCCCGAAAGGAAATAAAAAATTGACACTGTATGCCAATAAGAACCTGTCCATTTCATTATTGTTGCGAAAAGGATATCGAAGCCAAAAGGATTGAAAAAAGTTGCTAATACTAAAAATATTGAGCCTATTCTTTGTTTTTGTTTTATAGTCACACCTATCGTCCATATTATTTACAGATAAACATTTAAACTTGAATTTGGTACAAATAAAAATGGAGACTTTGTAGAGTCTCCATCTATATATTATATGCTTAATTTTTTAGTTAAATAGGTCTTCAAAATAGTCTGCTCTGAATGATAAAGAAATCTTATATGGAGTAGTTCCGTTAGTATAATCAAGATCTAAAGCTTTGATCTGATCAACAGGGAAGCAGTTTACTAATTTAACTCTTCTAAATACATCTCCTTGTTTGTTAAATATTGAGATTAAAATATAAGTACCTCCTGCATAAACTGATTTAATACCAGTAGCACCTGTTAACGGGTTATAAACTAAATCTGACCATTGTCTAAGTGTTTTAAACACATAGTTACTGTTGTTATCATCAAGGTTAGTTTCGAAATCAATTCTAACTTTTACACCTGTATCTTCAACTGCTGCAGCTGCATATCTTCTTTTAGAGAATTTATATCTTTGCTCTGCAATACCTGGGTTTTTATCTACAGTTAGCCCTGCTACAGAAAGAACATTTTCTACTAGAAGTGTTCTTCCCGCGTTACCAATAGGATTAGCTATACCAGCAGGCGGTTGAATTAATACCTCAAACTGGTTAAGATAAACCGGTTCGTATAATTGAACGGCTGCTTTAGATGAATTAAAATGTGGTAGTCCTGCCATTTTTTTCTTTTAATTATATGAATACATCATCGAAGTAATCTACTGCCCATGTAATATTGAGCTTATAGATACCAGTTTGTGTATAGTTAAGAGCCATTTCTGTAATAGGTGTCATAGGAAAGCAATCTCTAAGATTGATTCTTCTAAATACGTCTCCTTGTTTATTGAATACGTTTAATAGAATATTTCCTGTGTAATCCTTTTTCAGACCCATTGCTCCTGTTAATGGGTTGTAAACAAGATCTGACCATTGACGCAAGATCTTGAATACGTACATAGAATTATTGTCGTCAAGGTTTACCTCGAATTCAATATCAACATCTAAACCTGTTCTTGCAGGAGCAGCACCAGCATAATATCTTTTTGCAAATTTATATGCCTGTGTAATCTCTCCTGGGTTTTGATCAACTTGTAAACCCGATACTCTAGTTACCTGCTCAAGAAGGATATTACCGTTCCCTGGATTTCCCTGCGGAGCAGGTATTGCTGGGGGCGGACTTATCGTAACCTCAAACTGGTTGAGGAAAACTGGTTCGAATTTATTGATCGAAGCCTTTGAACTGGAAAAATGTGGTAATCCTGCCATTTTTGTCTTTTAATTTTATATATTTAACTTTCTAGTTAATCTTAAAATTGATTAGCTAAATTGTATAAATCCTCCTGAAGCAATACCACCAGTTCTAGTTACTGTCATACGATTGATAAACTTGTGAATACCTCTTGCAGGCTCGATTATTACGTCGATAATACCGATGTTTTGGTCGATGATTGCCGGTGTATTATTAGAAGAGTCCATAATACTTAAGTAATTATAGATACCTCCAACAGATTTTACTCCTGTTAAGTAGTTATCAACTAATGTTTTGATCTCAAGTCTAACTGAATCTTCGTTGAAGTCAAATACGTAGTTTGCAAGGATTTCTTCAATTGCGCTTTCAATTGTAATAAGAAGATCTCTAACGTGTAAGTTATTAAATGCAGAGTTAGTTCTTTGGTAGCTTGTTTGGTTACCGTAAATAACTACTCCAACACCTCTTTTACGAATAATTGGATTGATACCAAATGGTTCTAAGTATTCTCTGTCGTTTATGTCAAAGTCATACTCAAGACCAACTAAGTTACCAGCAGAGATAATACCTCTTTTAACACCAGCTACGATTGAATAAGGTTCTCCTGTAATAAACTTACGGATAAAGTTATTAGAAACGTATGCTGCTGGTGGAACGTTTAAGTTCTTTCCATTTTCTCTAATTGTTAAGAATGGTGCGAAGAATCCTGAGAATTTAGCTCCAAGGTCCTCGTCAGGTAAAGAGAATGTGAAAGAAGGATTTAAACTTAAGTTACCTCCATCTGCAATGTATCTTGCTTGTAAAATTGGTGCAGGATCTGTAGCAGTTGGAGCCGAAGTAAATCTTGGATCTACTGATTCAGAAAACTTAGACATTGAAGGAACGTTGCAGATTGCCATACATTTTTGTCTGTTTTTAGCAAGCTTCGTTAATTGGTATTTACTGTTTGGTTGAACACCTCCATCGAATGTATCAACAATATATCTAAATGTAATAACGTCTGTATCTGCAAGAGTTCTTGCTAAGTTGGTGTTATAAAGTACATCGTAGATCTCGTTCATTCTGTTATCAGTTCCGTTTGGTACTGAAGCAGATTTAATTGCTGATCCTGGAAGATAAGTAAAATCAAAGGTTCTAACGAACTCTTGGATAGACTTAAATTTCCAAATTCTTGTTGTTGTACCAGGATAAAGTTTAATAGGTCTTTCAGTTTTAACCTGTATTGTATAAATTCCAGGAGAAGATGCAGAAGCAACTGTTTTAACTTCTAGAATTCTTGTTAATCTTGATTGGGTATTGTTACCAAAACCCGGATCGTAAATATCTAAATCTGTCGATACTAATAGATCTCCTACCTTAATACCTGTTGAATTTGCAATAGCAGTTGATAATTCAACAACGTTAGGTTGCAATTGAGTTATAATATCAATAAAGTCGCTGATATTTCCTGCTGTAGATACAATGTTAAAGCTAATACCAGATGATTGGTTTGTGCCTACTGGTAAAGAGCTAATATAAGTAGTATCCCAGTTTGCAATTGCTTCTGGCGTAGTTAATAATTCATCAGAGAATGCTCTAATTACTAAGATATTATATCCATCTCGATCCACATTCTTTTCAAACTTAAGATATTGAAGAAGTGTACCTGAATTATCTAACCAATCAATATCACCATCACCGATATTTCCTTTAACCCAGTCTTGGTAAGCTATTGAATTTTCATAAGCTAAGAAACTGTCGTCACCTACTGGAATATCTGGAGAATAGAAAACGTCGTCTCTATCAAAATAGTTAGGGTTACCGATTTGGTAAGCATCTAGTGTACTTTTGTTAGTTTCGTACCAAGGCTCCACATATGTTGTACCTGCATTAGAACCGATAAGAGGATGAGAAAGCTTCATTCTAATCTGAGTTTGTATACCTACTGCTAATGATGAATTAGTAATAGTCTCATAAGAAATAACTTTAAGTTTAACAAGATCTCCTTCATAGAATCCTAAATATCCAGCTGTAGGAATATTTGATTTAACTTTACCTATCACCCATTTTGCAGCAGGTTCTGTGCTAGTAACTTTTAAGAAGTCCTGTAGTACAGTTACTTGTGTATCGTGGTTGGTTGGGTTAGTGAATTTAGTATCTAAATAGATTTTACCATTTGTTAAAGTCCATGTATCAAAATCAGTAACAGGAATACCTGCAGTTGGGTTGTATAGAGCATCGGATAAAAGAGCTCCAGTTTCTGGTAATTGATCTAATCCTGTACTTGGTGAAATACCTGTATCTGATACTGCTGTACCACCTGTTGTTCCATCTACGTTTCTATAATAATTAAAATCTGCAAAAAGATTTTGGTCATAAGAAAGGAAGTTAACATTTTTAGGGGTAATAGTAATGTCTGAATCTGGTCCAATTTCGTCAATTAAATGGTGTCCTACTAAGTCAAATACTGATGAGTTAGTAGCAAGATCATCTAAAGCTTCTTCATTTACTGCACAGAAAATACCTGTACTAGGTGTTTGATTGTTAATTAACGTTTGCACGTATCTTAATGTACCATTTTGATCTGTAAAGTTAGGGATAATAGTTCCTGTAGTAGTTAATACAATATTAACCCCGTTTTGTGCTAAGAAATTATCGATTTGTGATTTGATAAATCCTTTAGATGTAAAATAAGGGCTGTAAACTGGGTCATTTGCTAATGAAACATAGTCTGTCCAATTTCCGCTTACCACAATAACATCAATAAACCAATCTGAAAGATAATCATATTGATTCATAAACGTAGGAACGTTATCTGCTCCAAAATATTCTCTTGCTGTAATATCAAACCCTTTAAGAGGGAAAGCAGAGTCAAGAGATTTTCTTACGATAATACTTACTGGATTTTGTCCAAGGTTAACTAAGCTGAATAATTTTCTATTATCTGGTCTTGAACCTGAATTATCCTCAGTAGCAACAAAGTATTTAGTAGATGGGAACCAAAATTTCTCCTTGTTATAATATGAAGATACAAGTTTATCTTGTTTAGTTAAAGGATCTGAATATCCTCCGGTTGCACTAGCACCATTTTGTTCCTCTGTATCTACAGAGAAAGCTCTATATCTAGCAACGTCTGCTCCAGCTGCATAATCAGGATCCCCGTTTTGATCTACCGAGTTATTTAAAATTCTCAGGTTAAGAGCAAAAACCGGCCCAGATTGTAAACAGGTTAGAACAGATCTATGAAAGAAAGATCCTTTTTTCTCTAATGCTTTATCAATACCACCAAATACTGTTTGGAATGTTGTTACATCCGGGCAATATACTGGAGTATTGAAAGGTCCAAGATTAGAATATCCAACCACTAGACGAATTGTCTGAGGGTTGATAATGATGTTTTCAGAAGCATCAAATTCTAAAGTATAGACACCTGATGCTTTGAATACTGATAAATCAAGTTTAACTTGTTTGGCCATCTTTAATGTTTATTTTTTGTATATATCGAAGAAGCTCGTTCTTAATGACTTCTTTTTCTATCTATATATCATTCTTCTTCTAGGAATCAAGGAGGCCATTTAAGAAAGTATAATTTGAAATTTCATTTGTCCTACCCGGATTGTTCAAAGAAGCTTCAGAAAGTCTTTCTTCTATCATTTTTTTAAATTTATCAGGAAGAATATCATAAAGTTCAGATACAGTTCCTTCAAAATCGCCATTTTCAAAAATGCAATTAATATCTACTAGTGTCATTGCTATGTCATCCTTTCCAATTTGACTTGTAAAACTTCCATTGCTGTTCATCCCAAAATTTGCTAACTCGTGGACTGTATTTTTTTCAGAAGGGATTATTTTATTTGATCTGGTGTGGATTTTAAGATCGTAACAATATTTTTCTTTGTTTCTAGATGTAAGTTTTACTCCCGGTTTTAATTTTGGTGAAGCATCTGAGTGTTTTGTGTAAACAAACATCTCTTCGTAAAATTCTTCGCTATCCAATAATTTGTCCATTAAAAGTTCCCCTTTATAGTCCATCTCTATAACAATTTTTGTATTTTCTGGACCTAATATATGTACAACAAGTAATTCCATAAAAACCTTAAGCTCTTCTATTTGAACAACATTAGATCTAAAAATTCCTACTTGTAATAGACAAAAGAAGTCGCTTTCGTCTTCAAAGAATTTTTTAGATTTAATTACACTTGATGGCATTGGAGCAACCTTAAATATGTTAACTACTGAATAGTCACCTCCGCCACCACCTGCGGTATCAATTGAGATATAAAATTTTTGTCCTTCCTTTTCAAATATATTAGTTGGGTCAAATTTGGGATGCCATAAAAGATTAGAATAATCCACATGGCTTGTCTCAAAAGGTGAAAGATCAACAAATACAAAAGATTCCTCGTTATTTTTTAATCTTTTAAGTGTAGTTGAATCTAATAACAACCTGGAAGATGAAAGGAACTGACAACCATATTCCTGGTTAAAGTCTTCTTCAGACCCTAAAGTGGCTATTTCTTTTTTTTTCCATTCTTCGTCCCTACCGGGAACTTGCCACCATTCTACCCTAATTGGATTAAATTCATTTTCTCCTTCAATTGCACCTTTATAAATTTCCCAGAATTTATTCATCCCGTTAGGAGTGGATGTTATAATAACCCTGGAAATCTGTGATGATGATATAGTAGGATATACGGATTTAAAGAACTGGTTAATAAAGTTTGGATTAATATGTGCAAACTCATCCATGTATAGCATATGGATTGTATAACCGATTGAAGATGTTTTAGTTGTTGTTTTTGCCATTATCCTACAACCGTTATCAAACTTCATAGTCATAACGTTATAAACTACTAAACCAGGTTTTAAAAAGAAAGGAAGACCTTTCATGATAACCTTAATTTTATCCATTAACTCTGCAGCGGTATCACCAATGTTTGCCATAATCATGGCATTTTTCTCGAAGTTAAAAAGAAGATACCAAAGAAGAAATATTGAAGACGTAATGGTTTTACCGGATTGTCTTGGTGATACAAATATATTTTTTCTATGAGATTGATATTGTCTTAGGATCTGAATTTGATAATCCCTTAGCATTATCTGTCTAATCCCTTCATCAGTCATTACCTTGCAGTATTTGTCTGCAAAATATACAACATCAGATGCGCATTTTTTAATTTCCTCTAATTCCCAGTCAGTGTATTCAAATAATACATTGCCTCTTCTTAATTCAGGTTCGTTTTCGTGGAATGGGTTATCGACATCTTTATAGTCTACACCTAACTCCTCCGCATCATACATTAGCTTTTCGACTCTAGCAGTCGACCAAAAACTACTTTTATCTTCTTTCGATTCAGCCATAATTGTTTTATTTAATCGAAGATTTCGTCCTCAATTTCAAAATCGTCATCATCATCCTGCATTAAATCGGAGGTTCCCCCATCCTTAGTTCTTGGATTGATTAGATTGTCGTCAGTTGGTATGATCTCAGCTTCTTTTACTAGATTACCACCCTTCATTAAGGTTTGTAGATTTTCCATTAAAGATTTAGTTCCCCTTACCTTTAATGCTTCCATATTTTCTGCAGATTGCATTAAATTCCCATCTGAATCAAATTGAATATCTGATTGTTTTTTAATCTCTTCGGACTCTGTTTTAAGTTGTTTATAGTTTTTCTCCATTTGAGTCATGTATGTTGAAAAATTCTTAGGCATTTGCATTATCTGGTTCTGAAGTTGAGCAAGTACTTCAAAAAGTCTTGGTTCAAGTCTTCCTGAATCTATTTCTTCCACTAACTTTGATATTGCATGCTGTGCTGTTCTTATCTGGAAAGCCATTGTTGAAATACTTAAAGCATCTATTTTTTGTTTGTGTCTAATATAGTTATCCTCCGGAAGAGAATCCATATCATTGTAAAACTTAGAAAGAGAATCTAATATTGCTCTTGCCTCTGCTTCTACTTCACTTTTTACTTCGTCTACTTTAATAAATCTAGGTGCTTTAATAGGTGGTATATCAGGCATAGTTAATCCTGAAAGCATTTCATCTGCTAACACAATTCCATCAAGCTTATCTTTAAGATTAAGTTCCTGCTCTTTCGAGAGGCTATTTTTTTTCGGTTTTCTTCTAGGCATAAATTATCTGTTTCTGGCAACTTTTGGAAGTTTAAGTACCGGTTTAGCGTTATCTATTATAATTGCAAGCTGTGCATCGTCTACAATGTTTTGATTTAAAATTGCAGACTGCTTTTCTTCTTCTACCATATATTTAAAAAATCTATAGTTTGTTGCCCATAAAGGACATGATCTTGTTTTATATGAGTAATTATTAGTTCCATAAAAAGGACTATCATAATTTGTTTCTTCTACTTCTGGAATATCAAATGTATAAGCCTGACCTGTTATCCCGTCTAGTGAATGTACCAGACTTAAATCTGATGTTTGAGATGCTGGATTATCAGGGTTATAAGTTAATGTCCAAACTTTTAAAGAATACTGTCTAAAGACATTGGAGAAGTTAAAAACAAATCCATACCAATCATCTTCAGTTGGGATAAATTGACCAATCGTGCTAGCTATTCCAGCTCCAAAAGGTGAAGATACCTCTAGATTATTTATCTTAATTCTAAAACTTCCTACTTGAAGATAATTATTAGTAACGGGACTTGTTATTGGATTTGAACCACTCCATATAAAATCTATATAAAGACCTTGACCATTATAGTATCCGTCAAACAATATTCTAGATTGTGCTTTTTGCATTTTCCATCCTATAGTATTAACAGGAGATGGAGCACCATTATCTTTTATTTTAAATTTATAAGAGTCAACTATTTCTATTATTTCAAATCCGCCAGATCTTGTACCATCAGCAAGAATTGAAACGTATCCATTTGGATTTGGTCTAATATGAAGATTGTGCTCAATTGGATACGTAGAATATGTTATTTCACCAGTCCCTATAGAATCTATAGTAATTGCAATTTTATTAGCAGGTTTAGGAACTAGTTTACTTCTGTCCATATAATTCCTTGTTCTAAACCAGCACATAAATGATCTTTCGTCACTTGATGTTAGAACCGGATTAGCTTTCCATCTTATAGCATCTCTCTCCTCGTCTGCCCATCCGCTGGCTGGTGATACAGGATCTACCGTATTTGGGTCATTAATAAATATGCTATTAAGATCATAATATTGATTAAAAACTATTGTCCAGTTATTATTTAGATCGTATCCTATAATTGGAAGATTTTTATTTATATAAGATCTAATAGGATCTTCCAATCTTCTTTGTGAAGTAACTGCATATTGTTGAGGTTTTGTTATCTCTGTTTCCTGATCCTTAACATCCTCCCCAAAAAGATCTTTTGTGTTTACTGTATAATCGTGCAATTCAGATTGTGCTGTAGTATCGTTCCAAGATGTATTTTTTTGTACCTCATATTTAACCAATTGTATTTTAAAATAAACGGGATAGTTATTGATATCTCTAAAAACATACATAGAATCAATTCTATAAATTCTATTTGTTAGAGGAAAGAAAATAATATCTCTTTTTCTTGGTTGAGAGCCTTTTCCAAATATACCTTCAAAATATTTTCTATCAATATGGATCTCAAAAGGCTGCTGGAAGTTTAACCCCCATGTTTCAAAATTTACTTGAGCATCAGGGAATGTGTTATTTGGTACCATTACCTTCACACATTTTTCATCAACAACGTCAAATAGAGTGTATTCCTTAAGAACTACGTCTTTACCTCTTCCCTGCGGTTGTACTGAATAATAAACTACCTCGTGTCCAAATACATTATTTACTACCTTACTAAGATCCTGGTATAAATTAATTGCTCTGTTTATATCGTAAGGCTTGAATGTAAAGTTACAATCTGAAAAAACTATGGGGTAATTAGTTAGCTCTTTTCCACATATTGGAGACGGCGGAGCAGACATTAAATCCCTGGGATCTACTGTTTTGTATGTAAGATCCAACTCAAAATCGTTTAGTATAATAGCTGGACTAAGAGGAGTTCCTGGAGGATAATAAGGACTTGCGTTTTCGTCTGAGACTGCGGTCATTCTTACTTCAATCCAAAATGGAACATCTGGTGAAATTGGTATCTGTTGTATAGAAGCATTTGTTAGCTCGGACCAAAGAGACCAGTTAGAACCGTTTATGCTCCATCGGTATTCTAAAAATAAAAATATGCTTGGAGGATTTTCTCCAGTAGTGTCTATAACCCATCCATTAAATGATTGAACATTCTTAAATGGCTGGTTCCACGAAATTATTCGATAGTTGCCGATTGATGTAAATTCTATTAATTCTGCCATTTTGGCTTTCCTTTTCTAATATATATCAGTAAAAAGATATTATGAGCTTAAAACCTAACATTAGCAAATTTAGTTTTGGAGAATTAACTTCAAACTCAAACGGAAAAACATCCGGTAGTGGTACAGCAGGTATTTATATTGTTTTTATTGGAGGTGTTTGTTTTTTACTTGGATGTATTGATAAAATGTTTTTAGACAAAAGCGTAGATATTATTACTCAATCTATTATTCTTATAGGAATAGGAGCAGGTCTTCTTGGATATAGAAAATCTAAAGATTCAAATATTGAAATTGCGCCAACTGAGGCAGTAGAAGAACCAATAGTAGAAGAACCAACTCCTACTGATACTATGCTAAATTCTTAAGGATTAGAAGGTCCACCTCCTGTAGCTCCGCTAGTTCCAGTAACACCTTTTTGTATGTCATAGATTCCTAGGCCCTGTATAATTGTGCTGTTATCTGGAGGGACTTTACCTAATTCTACATTTAATTTTATTCCTCCTTGCATTAAGTTTCCTCTAAATCTTTCTGTTGTAAGATCTAACTGTGGTAAATATGTTTCAAGATCCATTGAAAAAGAAAGAGTAACACCTTCGCCTCTTTGAGATCCGTATGACATTTGAAAATTGTTTGGTTGTTTATCTGGCGGGGAGTCAGGTAAGCTTACTTGCACAGGTATTCTGAATCCTTTGTAATTAAAATAGTAAACAAATCTTTTGTATAGTATTTCTATTACGCTTTGTTGTATTTTAAAAGCATCTAATGTCGTGTCTGCTTTTATTTTTGCAGTTATTTGTATTCCTAATGGAACAGGATTAACATATGATGAATATGTTTTCATTTCCGTTCCCGATTCTTTTTCTATTTCTTTTACATAAGAACCCCTTACAAATTTTGTAGTTGAAGATGATGTTTCTATTCTTATACTTCCCATTTCAAGAACCCCTCTAGGAACTACATCATAATTTCCTTCAGCAAATGCGGGTTTACCATCACAGTCCTCATAAGAAAGATAGAAGTCCTGAAGAAAAGGTTCATCCCCTACCATTGAATAAAAGAATGGAATATAAACTATTTTTTTCTGTTGATCAGATCCTATTTGAATGTATGTTATAGCTTCATTTAGCTTACTTAGTAATCCAAGTATAACTCCTCTAAAAAATACATCGTCTGTATTAAATTTTTCTAAAAAATCCATGTTAGTTGTTTATTAAAGGCGCACCACCAACTCTTTGATAGTATGCGTCATCATTTATAGATGCAGTTGAATCTTTTATTATAGGTTTACTTCCATATTGATATGGATCCTTTTGTAAATCTATAACTCTAATTTGCGATTGGAAATATATTGGAATATCTCTTAACCTAAATTTAAGTGGATTCTTATTTTGATTTATATAATCTGGATGGGTAAAATATCCAGTAGCATATTCAGTATCACTCAAATTATTGCATTTTATAAGAGTAACACCAGCAAAATATTTGGTTAATGCTTTTACTCCCTCTTTTGGCGTAACTGCAACTTTAAATCTGTAAACAAAATATTCCTTTTGCGGAATATCGTCTGCAAGACTGTCTGGTTTAACAACCAGAAAATAATTAAATTTTGGTGCTAGGTTTCTTATTGATGTAGTACCTGCTGGGAATCTTTCGGCCATGTTTTATATATCGCCGAAAGTATTAAGTAAGCTTTTCAAATAAAATATCTGAAAAATTATTTTTCTTTGATATTTCAACCTTATAATCAAATATCTCTGTAGGCATCGGAGCATGATTAATAACAAAGATGTTCATATGCAAATCATCCGATAATTTTCTTAGCGTATTGAGAATTGTGTGTACCCCATCAGGATCAACAGAACTAAAAATTTCATCAAGAAATAATATGTTAACGGAGGAGAATCTGATTTTCATTAGTTTAATGATTGCAACTAAAACAGCAAAATCGACTTTTTTCATTTCCCCTGTGGAAAGAGTCTGTGGAGAGATTTCTTCTCCGAGATGAAAGATCTGAGCATTAAATTCTTCATTAAACACCACTTTATATGGCAAATGCAGAGATAAAAGTGTGCTTAGTATCTCATTATTAAGGGAAGGTAGAATCGACTTAATAGCGAGCTGTTTAACACCCTTTTCGCTCAATACTTCATCTAATGTTTTTACCCAAGTTTGTCTTTCTTCCCAAACCCCTTTCTCTTGGTTAAATGTTGTTAGCTCCTCTGATGCTGTATTTAAAAGTTTTTTTATAGAATTAAGCTGGTCATTATTTTTTGCAGTTTTTAAATTCTTAAGTTTTTCCTGCAGTGTTTTAATTCCTAATTCTATTTTACCTCCCTTAGTAAATAAATCATTCTTAGTGGAAGAAAGCTTGTTCTGAACTTTTTTAGAATCTTCGTAATTTTCCTTTAGCCCTTTAGATTCTTCCATTAAAGATTCTCTTTGCTTAGAAAGATCGTCAAAAACGGACCTGTGAAAATCTGTAGTTAAATCGGTAGAACATGTTGGGCACTTGTCACTATTATAAAGATTCATTTTAGAATCTAGCTCTTTTATCTTGCTTATTAAATCACTAAGTACCTCATATGATTTGGTTACATTTTTTTGCGCATCGCTTTCTTGTGTTTTAAAAGTTTTAAGTCTTTCTGTATGCAAAGAAAGAAGATTCTTATAATTAGCTAATTGCTCATTAGTACTTTCTATTTCTTCTCCTGCATTTTCTACTAGTTTTTTCTGTAGATCCTCTAATTCTTTTTGTGAGTTTGATATGGATCTTCCGGTTGCAAATATTTCACCAGAAAGCCTATCAATTGAAGATTTAATATTTTTTGTCTCCTCTTTTAAAATGTCACGCATTTCGTTTAGAATATAGAACCCAAAAATCTTGTCTATGATTAATTTCTTGTCCGCTGTGCTCATTTTAATAAAACTCTTAAAATCATTAATTGAAAGAGAAATAGTGTTGTTAAACACATAATACGGTATTTTAAGGATGTCATCAGAAAGAAAATCCTGAACGTTTTTTTGTCCAGCTCTATCGTAAACGCTTCCATCAATAGATAATTGAAAAATAGAAGGATCTAATCCCCTTTCAACATCATATATTCTTCCGTCTTGTTCAAAAGTTATTTTCATCCATGCAGATCCATTTGATCTGTTTGGTATATCTTTAAGCTTCTTTCCTTCCAGTTTACCATAAAGCCCAAATGTTATAACATCGGAAATTGTTGATTTACCAACTCCATTTTCCCCTACAACTTGAATTAGTCCAGCTTTTTCTGGTAACTCTAAACTTTGTATCTTATTTCCATAGGATGCAACGTTTCTCCATTCAATCTTCTTGATCTTCATCTTCTTTAACTTGTGATGATACTTTATGTAATAATTTTTCTATTGCTTTATAAATCTTTGTACTTTTCTCTTCTTCGTAGTTACAATTATCAAGATAAAGTTTAGTAAGATCTAGTATTGAAAAGCTTTTACCCTCTAGATCGTGAAATCCTTCATCTACTATTGTTTGGTCTGGAGTAGTTATAGGGGTAAAAGAAATCTTTAATGGCGGATTAATATAATCGGTTAAAAGACCAAGTGGAGCTTTAACTGCTATTTCAGGATCAACCAAAATATCTATAAAGTTGTTCTTAAAAATAGGATTAAGTTCATCAGGTGTGGAATTTAAAACCTTTTCAAAAGTTAGCCTAACAAATTTAGGAGAATAGTGATTGTCATAATATTCCTCATATCCAGTCTCTAAATCCAACACAGTTATTCCTTTTGGGTTATCCGTATCTGACCTTGTAAGTTGATAAGGGGATCCTAACATTCTCATCTTGCCAAAGTTTTGAGAATAGTGGATATGGCCAGAATAAACCCTTTCAAATTTATCCATGTCGTCATAATTTAATCCCTCTTCAATTCTTACAAACTTGTTAAACATTAATCCTTTCAGATCAGTATGACAAAACATATAATCATGCTCCTCAACTTCTCTTAAAACATCTCTTTCTGCATCATGGTCTTTTCTCCATGGCATCAGAAATACTTTCTTAGGGCCAAATTGTATAGTCTCAGGTTCTTCAAATATTTTAATTCCTGGGATCCATTTTAATGATTTTAAAGAATTTACTTCATTAGTATTTTTACCATAGATGTCATGGTTTCCGCAAATAATATAAATGCCTTCTTTATAGATTTCGGAAAGAGACTCAAATATCTCTATTCCTAAATTTAAAACACGAAGATTTAAAGACTGTCTGCTGTCATAAACATCCCCCAGATGAACTAAGCAGTCACCTGGTCTGTATATTTTTTTACATAACGGAATAAACCAATTTTTAAAATAGTCCTCATGGATTTCTATCCAATCATTAGAATTATTTCTCACCCCGAGATGTGTGTCGGTTATAAAAATTATTCTTTTAACATTTGGAAGATTTATCATTAAAATATCTTTTTAATTCCTTTTTTACCTAGTATTCCGAATTTTTTGTCCATCTCTTGTACTATCTCTTCTTTGTATTTCATATGAATGGATTCATATGCTTTTTGATAGCTTATAGCAGCATAATCACAAATGCCAACAAACTTTTCAACCATAGTAAATTCAGTGTCTTCTAGGTTTTTAAGTATGTCTTGAAAAATGAGAGGAATTAAATCCTTTGGTATTTTTTTACTTGGGCTTATTATTGTCCATCTTGATGCCTGAAAAATTTCATCTATTTTTCCAGTTAACTTTACATTATGCAGATATTCTTCATCTTCATAAGTAACAACTGATTGTAAACTTCTATAATCCAAACCAGGATCAGGTTCAAATTCTTCTAGATCTTTGTCAGAAGAGGTACTTGCGGTATTCTCTACGTTCTCAAATTCATCAAATTCTTTATCATCCTCGATAAGTTTTTTTTGTTTGTTCATTAATCGTTAATTATTTGAGAGTTAGGGTCCTCCGATATTCTCATATAGCTATAATCCACAAGGAATTTTTTATATGAATTTTTGTATCCTTCATCCCTATTTGCCAGAAGTTTTAACTTGTATTCGTTATTTGTATACATCATTGGGTCTTGTATAATACCAAACATACCATCGACAGTAGCAACTAATCCTGATGACTCTGATGCAGAATTCATACTTAAATCTGTAGCATCAAATTCACTTTGCTTTGTCTGAGTAGCAGTCACAATTGCCCAATGATTTCTTTGTGCTGCTGCTCGAAGATCCTCTGCTATTTGCTTGATCTTCATATATGTATTTTCAGAATTTGGATTTCTCCAGTTCTTCATAATATTAATGTAGTCAATAACTACAATCTTAAATTTTATCCCTTTTGTTTGTTCAACCTTAGTAAGCCAATTCTCTACGTCAATTGCAGAAGCTTGTGATGTTGGAAATTCTTTTACTATTAATTGACCGGGGGTTGCTAAGTTATCAAAGCCAATATTTTTTATTTTCTTTTTGATTAAATCAGCATTTTCAGCATTTTCTTTATACTCTGATATTTTAATACCTAATAGATTAGATCCTAATCTTTTCATATATTTTCTGTCTCCAAGCTCTAATGTAATAATAGCTACATTATTAGAAGCTCTAATTGCTTGAGTTGCAATATTACCAAGCCATAATGTTTTACCTACTTTAGGTTGTCCTAAGAAAACATATAGACATTTAGCAGAAAATCCCCCTCCTAAACAGAAATCGATATAATCATAACCACTTGAAAATGTTTGGGTGCTTAATTGTCGATGAGCATCTGGATCATTAAAGTCTAATCCAGAGTCAAAAGAAAAATCAATTTTGTTACGATCAACAACAATAGATTTATATGTGTTGATTACATCTTTAATATTATCGGGAGAAACGTCTGTGCTTTTAATATAATTAATTGAATCTACCGCACTCTTTTCAAGAGTTTTCCATTCAATCCAAGATTCTGTGTTTTGTTGCAACCAATCTTGGTCATAATCAGCTAATGATATAGACCACATTGATTCCAAAAGTGAATCTGTTAGCTTTTCTTCTAACTTGAGAAGTTTAGCTGATTCCCTTACCTGGTTCTTACTAGGTACCTGTTGATATTTTTTCCAAAATGATTTAACTACTTTAAAAGCCTCTTGATAATCGTGGTTCTTAAAGAAACTAGACTCTGTAGTTTCAATGTAACTTGGATTGTCAATTACCGCTTTAAACCAAATATTTTCTAAGTGTTGATTTTGCATATTAATAATGTGGATTGTCCTTTATTTTGTACCAATTTTTATTTCCTACTGTTCTCTCTGTTTTTTCAAAAACTTCAGTCTCTATTAATTCTTTTACTACATCCCCATATTTTAATTCTTCCCAACCCGGAGGAAGGAAAGAATTAAAAGTTTGGTCGGAAAATTCTCCATCAGGCCTGCCATCTTTAATAAGATATGAATTAAGCTCGTAGATAACATCTTCCTTTGTTGGATATTCTGGAAGATCTTTCCAAATACCCAAAAGATATTTCATTTTAAGCTTATTCTTCTCCATTAGCTTCTAGTTCTCCATTTTCTCCATCTTCTTCAGATTCCGGGTTAGCCAATATTGCTAATTCATTTTCATCAAAAAGATCAGGTAATAAGAAATGCGGTTTAATTACCTTTTCGTCAATCATATGTAGAACCTCGTCTGTGAATATTTCTCCAGAAAATAATTGAGATGATGTAACGGTCTTACCTAAATGCTTAATCGCCCATCTTGTAGAAGAAGCATTAGGGGTAAATTCCATTTCTCCTGTTTTCTTATCAACCTCTAATTTACCTCTTTCGATTCCGCAAGTTTCCCAAGAAGTAAAATCTTGTAATCCCACATAAGGATTCATACCATTCATAAATGAGATATGGAATTTAACCGGATAAGGTCTGGTAAATCTTGCTTTCTTAGGTGTTGATGTTACAATAATTCCGGTTTTTGTGTCGTTCTCTTTTAATTGTGCTTTAGAAAGCATAATAACATTGCTCATTGAAAAAATAGGACCATCACCACCAGATGCTTCTTTTGTTGGCATAAATCCACCTATTCCACCTGTTGTAGTGTGATTAGTACAAATCAATGGAATTCTAACACCTGTTAGGTCTAATGTTATAACACGAAAAAGAGATCGCATTTCTTTAGATCTTAATCCCATATCCATTGCGCTTTTACCTTTGATTGCATCACCTGTTTCTTTGTCTGTGCTAAGCATACCAAGAGAATCTAAAATGATCATAATCCTAGGCTCTGAACCTTCCTTTCTTGCATTCTTAACTTTTTCTAAAATATTTGTTGTAAATATTTTAAAGTCATTAATGGTTTTAATAGGCTGGTATCGAACTCTAGTTGGATCAACTCCAAATTTTTTAGCTGAGTTTTTATCTATAGCACCTTCTGTGTCACAATAAATAACATCATAATCTTGCTTCTGAGCTTCTCTTGTAATATTCATTGCAAGAAAGGTCTTACCTGTAGAAGGATCACCTGCAATTCCTATTGATCTATTGTTTGCTATGCCTCCAAATAGACTTCCGGAAAGCTGAGCATTCAAAAGGTAATTACCAGTTGAGATCCATTCTGTAGTTTTTGAAAACTCGTTGGTTTCTAAAATTGATCCCATTTCAAATCCTTCGATTTTTGAAAGGGCTTTGTCTAGTTCTGTAAATGAAAATTCTTTTTTTGCCATATTGTTTTTTCTTATTTAGTTATTTTACACACTGATTTAGCAATAATTTCGGAGTCTTTTAATTCTTCGTTTTCAAACCTTCCATCTAGCTCTCGCAAAATGAAAAGATCCTTTCCTAATCTGCTTGATATTCTTTCTAAGGAATCTCTGTCTTTTGTTACATCAATATCCCCATACCATACCTTTCCTTCACCTAAAACAAAAATGTTTGCATTAAAATAAACCTCATTGTCTGGATGTAAATCCCTGTAGGATGATTTAGAATAAGAAAGCATACGTCCATTTATTAATTCTTCTTCTCTAAAATATTCTGTCATGTTTCTTTTTTATTATTATACTTTAATTTTTGATTTTGGTCCGCAAAAAAAGAGCCCTAAGGCTCTTTTTATTTTTATTTTAGTTTGATTATAGACCAGGAAAGCTAAAATGCTTTCTTTTTATTTTTTGAAGCTTCTCGCATGCTTCATAGTTTTCCATTTCTATGTTCCATTCAAGCATTTTTTCAATTTGGTGAAAAGTAGAAATTGGATTTTCTTTAAGAGACTCCTTTAATAAATATTCTGAAGAAAGCCAAAGCTTGGTTTTTTTATCTAGATCTATAGGATCATAATCTGGCTTTCTTACATACAAAAAAAATCTGCCATCAGCAGATTTTTTAATATAGCGTTTACCTTTTTCCATACATTATTTATATATGAAAAATGGAAATAAGTTTCTTATTCCACTCCAGAAAGAAGTCGAGAAATTTTTAAAAGCTTAGAGCATTTTTCGTATTCCTCGATTGACTCAAAATGATTGATCAATCTTTCTAATAGATCAGTATTTTTGTATTTGTACAATGGGTTTTCTTTGTCAAAAATTTCTTGCCCCATTTCTACAATGTGCTCGTAAAGTTTTCTAGACTGTTCATCATAAAGTTCGTCTATGTTTTTTTCTAGTTGTTCGAAGCTTGTGTTTGACATAACCTTTTGTTTTTAAATTTACATTACAAATGTAGAATAATCTATTTAATAAAAAAAATGTTTTTTAATTTTTTATGATCTTTTATAATTGGTACATATTTCCTCTCCTGGAAGAATGTTTCTAGTTGCAAAAAATATAAATTTGTTATTAGTTACATCAGTTTCCCAGTCTGCATTAAATGCCTCATCAGAATGATTAAATATACTTCCAAATCCTAGGCATATTGAAAATTGATTAGAATTTCCTTTTGGCCAAGAAAAGAAGTGCTCATGTAATATAGGAGTGTATTTAGATGCAGGAACTATAATGTGGTGACATTCTTCTATTATCTCGTCTTTTTTTATTAGCTCGGAAGCAAAAACTCCCCTTCCGTGAATAGGAGAATCGTCTACGTATATTTTTCTTGATCTGTATAGCATATAATTAATAGTAAAGTACAAAAGAAAAATTTCTATATGGAAAGGGAATATATAAAAGAAAAAAACAAATGAACAATCTTTTACCTATAGAGGATTTTCTATTGGAGCAAAAAATGATATTTACTCCACAGCAAATTAAGGAATCCCTAGAATACTTAAATTCAGAGGACCCTGAGCTTTTGGAACATTGGTATAATACAATTTTAGATTTTGCAGCTTTAATTCCTGGTGTTGGATCAGTAGCTGAAGGTATTAACTTAGTATCTTATGCTAAACAAGGTGAATATTTATTAGCTGGACTTTGTGCTATTGGGTTAATTCCTATCTTTGGCCAATATATTGGAGCTGGAGGATCAATACTAGTTAAGATGCTAGGTAAAGGTGCAAATCTAGGAAAGGGAATACTTAAACCGTTAATTGAATTAGTAGCTAAATTTTTTCCAAAAATCTCAGCTTTCTTTAAAAGCTCAAAATTTCTTAGCAAATTTTCAGGAATTGCTCCTTATACAGGAAAAATGCTAGGATCTTTAAAAGGATTTGTTACATCAGGAGGTGAAAAACTTGCAGTACTAGCTAAAGATACATCTAAGATACGATCATTAAAGAAAGAGGCAAGAAATATTAAATCTGGGGTTAAATTTACAGAATGGATATTTGGAGCTAAAGATAAACCAGTTCCTAATAATATGGGAGCACCTGGACAATTTGGGGCATATCAAATACCAGTACCTAAAGATGCTTATATGGCATATCAAGGAGTTCCTTTACAAAACATTAGGCCTTATACTGATATGGAAATATCTCAAGCTGAAATGGCTAATGACTGGAGCGAATACCTATAAAAACTACAAACCCAGGATTTCTCCTGGGTTTTTTGTGTAGCAATATTTAGAATTTTTCTCCACATGATGGGCAGAATTTCCAAGTATCCTTTTTAATTCTGTTTCCACACCCAGTGCAATAGTTTCTAAGCTTTTCAACCTCTACTGGTTTTTGTGATTCTGGTGTTAATCTATATGAAATAGAATTAGCAGCAAACGAACTATAACTTCCACTAGTCTGAGTTAAATTCTGGCTACTACTTTCACCCCTTTCAACCTTACCTGTTTCAATACTAGCATTTAAACCTTTGGTGTTAGAATCAGACGTAATTGACGAGAAGCAACTTGTATTGCTAACCGTTGTTCCCCCATAGGATAAATTTCCAATGTTTCCTGTAATCCCGCTAGGACCATTAATTCCACTTATTCCATTATTAGTAAAAGAACCTCCTAGAGTATTTGTGTAATAACTTCCTGGATAGTTAGTCGTGAAAGTATTATAACAAGTAAAATACCCTGCTGTTGTTTCTTCTGGATGGAAACTAATCTCTACCAAACCATTATTAACTACAGCATTAAGTGCTTCATTGCTTTTTTCGATTTCGTATGTTTCAAAAACAAATTTGTTATTTGAATCAATGAATCTTTCGAGATAAACCCTTTGACCTGGTTTAAGAACAATACCAGAATTGGAAATTGATTTTCCATTGATACTGATTTTAGCAAGATAGTTGATTGTGTTTGGATTGAATAGCTCAATCTCAAATCTTTGTTTATCCTTTAGATAAACTGCATTTCCGTAAATTTTGGCTCTATTACGGTTTGAAGTGATGTGCGCGGTGCATGAGCCATACCCGCAGCTGCTTGACGTTGTTACGTACATAAAAGTTTGTTTTTTATTGTCCCTTCCTTTGCGTCCATTTCTGAAAGCTCTACGGTTTGTTGACCGGGAAGTTACTAGAAACCTCTAGTTTTGTTATTATATAATCTTAACCTTTAAAAGTTTCCAAATCTTCATTTGGAATATAGTCTTTTACTAAAGCAGAATGAATTAGTTGCGGTATTCTTTTATAATCCTTGTACCAAAAATTACAAACATAAACTTGATTCCCATTAGGATCATTTATTATCTCAACTATGTCGTAAGTTGCTTCATCAAAAGGACCAATTGGACTTGTAATTACTTTACCTATTACAGGCATTTTAGTAACATCTCCCCCTGAATATGAAATACCGCTTTCGTTAATAAAATCAGGATATTCTGATATATGCTTAAGCACCTTTCTTTTTATTATTTTTAGAAGGCTTAGTATCCTTTGTTACAGCTATTTCCTTTTTCTTAGAATGCGGTTTTTTCTTAGCTGCTTTTGGAGCTTCTGCTTTTGGAGATTCAATTGCTGGTTCTTCTAGAACTTCGTTTTCCTGTGATAGTTCAATTACCCAATCAGATATAGGTGCTTCTTCATTAATTGGCTCAGGAGAGCATTTTTTACAAGAACCTTTACATCCACATGATAATTTTGTAGTTTCTTCTTCTTTTTTTACAAAAAGATTTTTAAAAAAATTGATTACTGATTTCATTCGCTTTTTATTTATTTATCCTATTTGTTTACTTTTTTCTGTGTTCTCTGAATCCTGAGAGTTAATTTGTTGGCTTAAAACTGGGTTTTCTAAGCTTAATAAGAGATCCTTATAGAATTCTAATGGTTTTTTATTTCCATATGTATTAGGTTCAGCTATAGCCCCAGAAAAGTTACCTAGCAAGTAATTATTTGTTGAATCGTATGCTTTTTCCGAATTTAAAATTTGGTCTGCATATTCATAGTAGTCTTTTTTAGTTTTTGAATTTTCTGATGCAAAACTTTTAAATAGATCAGGATTTCTTTCAATAACAAAAGTAGGAAAATCCCAATCCCAATCTTTTTTTATTACTCCTGGATAAAAAGTTAATGCTGCAAAATCACCTGCAGCTATAGGCTTTTTTATTTTCATATGATCTATCCATGATTTATAAAAAGCTCTAACCAAATCTAGCTGCTCAGTATTTGTCATTTGTAAAACATCGTTTGGTGTATAATTTTTACCAGTTTCTGTGTTTACAAAAGATCTTATTACGCTAGGAAGAAATGAAAGTAATCCTACTGCTTTTGTTATTCTGTCTACTTTTTTAGGATCAAATTCACTTTCGTTAAAGATGACGTGCATTAGCCAAATAGGTTTAACTCCTATATCTTTGGCTACTCTTATTATTTTCTTTAAAAATGCCTGTCTGTTATCCTCAATTAAATTATTATAAGGCAACGAAGTAACAGTCTCATTTTCATAAGACGCAGAATCTAATTTCTCAACAGAAATGGATTCGTTCATTTTAAAGAAGCTTGTATAATTTTTTAAATGGATCATTGTCCATTATATATCTTTTATTGATTTTTTAGCAATAATGGTTTTTCACTGGCCCATGCATGTAATGAGGTAATGTGCATAGTTAGCATACCAGGTTTAACATTTTGCCATGTATCAGGATCTATTTCTTTAAGTCTTTCAATTAACCAAAATAGTTTTTTAGCACAAAGATAAATGTCATCTCTAAAGTGTCTAAAGAAATCACAGGATCTAATATAATATACAACATGTACCCAATCACCTCTTCTTATAAAATGGTAACCAATTGTGCAAGGTACTCTTTCTCCGTGAACTGATCCGGTATCTTCTGGAAACCATATTGGAAGAAATGCTTGTCTGGTAAAAGGCTCTCTAGACATTAATCCAACAACATCATTAAAATCTCCATAATCATATCTGATTCCTTTGATTTTTTTTGCTGGCTTATTTGACTTTATTACATTTTCCAATTCTCCGTATTTGGGCCAGATTCTTTCCGGATATGTATGCGAGAATTTTTCATTCCCTCCAAACTCAGCATTATTCTTTTGAGCATAAGGCCATCTTTCGTGAGATGGAGGTGGGTTAAGGGGAATACCGCTAACTCTTTCGTTAAAATGCTCGTCTGCCCAATCTACATTTGGTCTTATTTGATCTTTTAACCCCTCTATATCAGTATTAATCTGGCAGGTGAATGAATGGTTAAGGATTTCGATCATAGAGTATTTAGGATCGTGTTTAATTTCTTTTCCTTGCCATCTCTCTGTATGGACTATATAGGAAAGATCGTACATTTGTTGAGATGTCCATTTTATAACGTCCCTAAAATTACCAAATTTTTTCATCGATGAGGTTTATCCTTATTATACTAGTTTTTTCTATCGTGTTTCTTATTTATGGAATCTATCGAAAGAATTTTTCGAAATTTTATTGAACCGCACTTTGCCAATAAATTCTCCAAGCGATAAACAGTCGGTATAACTCATTGCTGATTTTAAATAGTCTTTAAAATTGTTAGTCCATCCTTCTAATGTATATTCTACCGGTTGCATTTTACTAATACCCTCAGATGTTTTAAGATCTGCTCTTCCCAAACTTACTTGAACGTCTTTTGTAGACATACCTCTAAATTTTTTAAAAAACTTTCTTCCTAATAAAAATTGTTCTTTAGTTGATGCTAAAAATTGATCTACCTTATCTCCCGGTTCGGTCCAAGAATCGTATTTTTTATTACCCTCATAGGTTTCTCCTACACTTTCTAAAGCCTTATTAAAAATACTTCCAAGCATAACATAGTCTGCACCTAGTGCAAGAGCTTTAATTACGTCTGCATATTTTTTAAATCCTCCATCAGCAACAATTTTTGTAGGTAAATTTCTTTCTTGCTGGATCTTTACAGTTTCGTGTATTAAAGAAGCCATAGGATATCCTACTCCTGTTTGTACAGTAGTTAAACAACCTGCACCATTTCCAATACCCATTCTAATATAATCCGCACCTGATTGTGCAAGGGATAAGAAAGTTAAAGGACTAGCACAGTTTCCAACCATAAGAACCAATTGTCTTCCATAAATTTCTTTTGACCTTTCAACTAGCTCTTTTACTATTCTCATATGCCCATTTGCAATGTCAATAAGAGCATAAGCTTTTTCTGCAGGTTGAAGTTCTATTTTTTGTGTTATAAATATTTTTTCAAAATCATCCAATCCATAAGAATACCATACCTTATAATCTGTTGAATAGTAATTGGGAGAGTATTCAATTTTTCTTGGAATGATTGAATATATTTTTTGATCGTTAAAAATTTGTGAATTTGCTTCACTAATTACTGTATCCATTGGAGCAGTAAAAAGAGGTAGCATTTGTTTTTCGTCCAAAACATCAACACTTTTTCTTGATCTAATACTTGTGTGTAGTTCTGGTTCTATTAGGATGTCGTCAAAATCAAATAGCATTTTCGTCTTTATATGTTTTATCTATTTTGTGATGAAAGATTTCCATATTCCCGATATATAAAGAATAAAAAATAATAATGGGAAGAATTATAACTAGCTTTTTAGATTTTGTAAACGAATCTAGAGTATTTGAGCAAGAAAAACCATCATCAGATATAAACAGTGAAATAAACTGGGACTTTAATTTTGACTCCGGAAAATTTTTAAAATCTGATATCAGCCAAGAATTATTAACAAAAATAGAGGGGGATTTTAAAAAAACAATTCTACCAATAATGAAAAGAGCTGACTATATTGGTCAGGTCATAACCATTAATCTAATTGCTTCTACAAGTAAAGTTACTTTAGGACCTAATGCAAAAGAAGGACTTAGTAATGCAGGGTATAAGGATCTAACAAATAGAGGTTTAGCAACTGCAAGATTAGATACCTTAGAATCAATTATAAATGATCTCCTATTTAAGTTCTTGGCTTTGAAAGACGAGAAAAAGGAAGAATTTTTAAAGAATATAAAGAATAAGGTTAAGATTAAAAAGACTCCAAAACCTAATATAGGATTAGAATATAAACCAGGATCTGATAATCCTAAAGACGAGAAATATAAGGAATTCCAAAAAATATCTTCTTCTATAGAGGTTACAGCAGAAATAATAGATGTAGATAGAAGAGTTAGTTGTGGAAAAAAAACAAATGGAAAAGGAAATAAAGGTAACGCAGAAAATAATTTTGTTGGATACGAAAAGAATGTTTTCATTATGGCAAAAGCCGGTGATACAATGACAATAAAATTTGAACCATATACCGTTCCCGATTGTTTTATTTACAAATATATGGGCGAAAATAAACTATCAGTATTTAGTGGCAACTTTGGAGGTGTTTTAGCTGAGCCTTTTGTACAAAGCAAATACGATGATTATTTAGCAAGAGCTGAAAAGGGTGAGATTATTAAAGTAGAAAAAAGAAATATTAATGGCACCAACTATATCGTCTGGGATTACAAAAAAGTAATCAACGAGGTATACAACAATGATAATGCTTTAGTTAATGGAATTAATAAAAAGATAAAAGAACTTGGTATAAAAGGTGACATTAAAACAATACAGCCTAAATTTTTTGACAGTAATGGTAAAATCGAGATCTATTCAAATAAGCAGATTAAAGATATGCCATCAGGTGGTGATAATGCAATGGTAGCAAATACTAAAGATTATATCACCAAAAAAATACTACCAACTCCTAATGTGTGCGATCCTATTGAATTACAGCTAAAAGTTGTAAAAACATTTGTGAAAGATTCATTGGACTTGATAGTATTTTCTCCTTGTGCAGGTACATCATTTTCCTTAGATGCAACTTGTGAAGCACCTGCTCCTGCTAAGGGGTAAGAACTCCAAAATCGATATTTACTACGTATTCATCATATCCTGGGATAGTGCTTACTTTTTTAATTACTGAAATCCCTACTATATTTGGGGATTTTGGATTATCACTTTCTAACATGATTGCTTTGTGCTTTGGAGATCCGTCAAAAGATTTAATAATACTTTTAGCAATTTCTATATTAGATAATTCAGATTTAACTGCCATAGAAGGTATACTAATTTCTCCCCATATATTTTTATCAGGAGCCATTGCAGACCTTTGATCAAAATTCTTTTCTACAAATTCCTTAATATCAAATTGTTCGTCGTGTGGTAGTTTATCTAAATGAACCAAATGATTTACTTTTGAGCATTCTAAAATATAGTTTGCATGATATTGTGCAATTTTTGAAATTGCCGTATCAAGCTTAGCAGGATTTAATCCATGTTGCTTACGGTAAATGTTAAGCTGATTTGAAACCTCTTTTTCTAATGGTGACTGTGAATAAGAAATCCCAGTAATAAGAAAAAATAAAGCTACTAATGTTATGATCTTTTTCATGATTCCTTGATTTTATAATTCAAAAGTATAGAAACTTCTACTAGGAAAAAAATGTTTTCAAAGAAATTTCTATACTTTTTTATTAATCAAGGTAAACCGTCCATTGATCGTGAACCTTAGCAAAGTTTTTCATAAAGTATGTATATCCAGGTTTAAATGGACGATGTCTAAGTTTCATACCAGCTTCTTCTGGTGTTCTATCGCCTTTCTTACCGTTACATTTTGTACAGCAAGTTCCAAGGTTCTCCCATGAGTTATCCCCTCCTCTAGATCTTGGGTATACGTGATCTATTGTTAAATCCTTCTTAGAAGGACAATATAAGCACTCAAACCCATCTCTCCTGAAGATATTATCTCTTGAAGGTTTAAGCTTCTTAAAAGGCAAAACTACGTACTTTAAAAGACGTATAACAGAAGGTCTTTTGTAAGTTTTTTGATCTGTTACAATTGGATTTTCTTCCACGTGTTCTAAAACTTCGGCTTTACCTTTAAATACAAGCTTAAAACCCCGAACCATGTCGGTCACACTAACTGGAGTGTAGTCGTTATTTAATACTAGGACTTGCATAACATTTATAGTTTTCTATTTCATACTGGTTTCTCTATTTATCTATTTCAGTTGTCCCGCCAGGGCTCGAACCTGGAGTCTTCTGAACCAAAATCAGACGTGTTGCCAATTACACCACAGGACAATTTAGAGCCTTTGACAGGAATCGAACCTGCAACCCCTTGATTACAAATCAAGTGCTCTACCAATTGAGCTACAAAGGCATAATGGGGTGTCGGACGGGATTTGAACCCGTGGCCTTCTGAACCACAATCAGACGCTCTAACCAACTGAGCTACCGACACAGTAGCGAGTGGCAGGTTCGAACTGCCGACCTTCGGGTTATGACTCCGACGCTCTACCAACTGAGCTAACTCGCCATAGGGGCTGAGCGATAGACAGGGTTCGAACCTGCGACCCCCGACTTGGAAGGACGGTGCTCTACCAACTGAGCTACTATCGCATTTGAGGGACACGCTTAACCCTCTTGTCTTGTGTACATCAAGATTCACTATTTCTAGCAGCGTTTTTGTGGAGCTACCGGGAATCAAACCCGGGTCCTCTGAGTGCAAGTCAGAAATTTTAGTCAATTAAACTACGGCCCCAAATGGTCGGAGTGGAGGGATTCGAACCCCCAGTGCCGTAAGGCGGCTGATTTACAGTCAGCTGAGCAACCAATTGCTCAACACTCCGAAGTGCGGGGATACTAGGATTCGAACCTAGGACCTAACGATTAACAGTCGTTTGCTCTACCGCTGAGCTATATCCCCGAATAAGATTAGAGAATATTAGAGGGAGTTTGTTTTTGTACAAATTAAGAGTTTGTGAAGTAACTCCCTGCACCGCTTCTAATCTTGGTAGTCTGTGAGGGATTCGAACCCTCGACCCTCTGCTTGTAAAACAGATGCTCTGAACCAGCTGAGCTAACAGACTATTTTTGGCTGACCTATAGAATCTTTCCTATTTTCTTCGGTATAGGTACCATCATGGGCTCCGTTAATTGATTCATCTTTATAACCCCATACGGAACAAGCAGGGTAACCAAGTTGGCAGTGAGGGAATCGAACCCACGACCTCTGACGTATCAGATCAGCGCTCTAAACCAACTGAGCTAACTGCCAATATAAGTGGCGGAAGGTGAGGGGCTCGAACCCTCGCGTCCTAATGGACCTATCAGTTTAGCAAACTGACCTCTTCACCAACTTGAGTAACCTTCCTTTATTTTCTTTTAATTAATCTTTTAATTCTTTTAATTATAGAATTTTTTTTAATAACTGATGGTGCTCTAAGTATACTCTTAGATGATTCCATTTCTCCTCTACTTACTATTTTCATTTTTTCTTTTTTTGAGGTCCCTACTGGATTCGAACCAGTGTAGAAGGTTTTGCAGACCTCCGCCTAACCACTCGGCTAAGGGACCATTGTTTATTTTTAGAGACTCCACCTGGATTCGAACCAGGATCAGATCATCCGTAGTGATCCATTCTAATCCATTGAACTACAGAGCCAAATATGGTGGGGAAGGGAGGATTCGAACCGTCCTATTTGATCATTTACAGTGATTTGCGATGTATCTCTATTCATTGCTATCATTGCTGAAGAATACCGAAAGAGCTTTTTCCATTTAGCTTCTTCCCCATTTAGCACGCCAGGTAGGAATCGAACCTACAACCTTTGGTTTTGGAGACCAACACTCTACCAATTGAGCTACTGACGTGTGTAGTGATCCCGCCGGGGCTCGAACCCGGGACTCCCTCATTAAAAGTGAGGTGCTCTAGCCAACTGAGCTACGAGATCATTATACTAAACTTGTTTTTGTTATAGTAAACCTATATAGTTTATTATGACAATTTCTTGTTTATCATCGTGGGGTGGGTGGGTATCGAACCCACTCCTTCGGATTTTCAGTCCGGCGCAATCACCTGATCTGCCACCACCCCAAGTTTCCAGTATGTCAAAGAACATAAAAAAAGGCTCCGATTTTTGATCGAAGCCTTTTTTACATAATATTTTTTATGAATATCCGTAGTTAACTTCGATCAGGCTCTTTCACGGCCCAAAACGCCATCCCTTGATAGCCCTTATTTTGGCTAATCGTGCGATTGATGTTATGTGTACTACAGTTTTTCATTTTTGTCTTTCTAAAACGTCTTTTCAGTTCGTTATGTTTGTTATATATCTTTCTTCTTTAAAAGTTTCACAAATATAGATCTTTTTTCTTTATAAAAAAACTTTTTTGCGATTTATTTTAAAAAATTTATGATCCTTTCTTTTATTCCGTTTTGTTTTATACCTTCTGTTATTTTAGGGGTATGTACAAAATTAGTTAATCCCCAGCCGGTACCACTTCTATCGGTAGATATGGTTTTAAAGCTCATATCAAGATCATCGATTGATACCCAATGTGTAACCTCGGGATGACCATTTAACCATTCTTGGATTTCTAAAGTTCTTGATGCTTCTAAATCCCATTCTGGATGCCATTCTTGTTTTTCTGGTAACTTGTAAGATCCGGGTGTAAAATCTATTGGCTTTCTGATAATTCCTTGTTGCTCATAGTATTCACCCATTTCCTCTACTGTTGCCCATTTCTTCCAATCTGAAGAAACCACTATTTCAGCTCCTGTTTCTTCTAAGATAGCATTTAAAACATTTATTGCTTTCTTATCAAAATTATCAAATCTACAATCAACAGGGAAATTCATAGGAGTCCAAGAAAGTTTTCTATTCTCAACTTTCATTTGCTTCTTGTGTCTCCCCCCAAATTGTTGAGAGAGACAAATTACCCCATCGTGATCTAAGAATATAACTTTCATTTAATTAATAATTTCTATAGAATTAATTTTATCACCTTGTTGTATAGCATCAATTACTTCTAATCCTTCTACTACTTTACCAAAGCAAGTGTGGTTTCTATCTAAGTGCTGTGTGTTTTGTCTGCTGTGACAAATAAAAAATTGTGATCCTCCAGTATTTCTACCAGCATGAGCCATTGAAAGTACTCCACGATCGTGATATTGGTTATTACCGTTTAATTCGCAAGGAATAGTGTAACCTGGTCCGCCAACTCCAGTACCTTGTGGGCATCCACCTTGTATTACAAAATCAGGAATTACTCTATGGAAATTTAATCCATTATAGAATCCTTGATTTGAAAGATTAACAAAGTTTTCTACTGTTTTTGGAGCATCTTCAGCAAAGAATTCCACGGTCATGTCACCTTTTGATGTTTTAATTATAGCTTTCATATTTTAAGTTTTTTTGTACCCAAGGCCGGATTCGAACCGGCACGTCCTTCGACACTAGTTCCTAAGACTAGCGTGGCTACCATTACACCACTTGGGCAAAGTAAAAGATGAAGAAAACAGGAAAGGTGTATTTGTATTGCATAAAGCAGGAGTTGAACCTGCGACCTTTTATTCCCAAAATAAACGCTCAACCAACTGAGCTATTCACGCGAAGTAACCTTATCCATTGCTATCATCTTTTGTGGATCTTGAGGAATCGAACCTCGTACTCTTTACAATGTTTAGTAATTGTTACTAACCCTTGGAGAGGGGTGTGATGCCATTTCACCAGAGACCCAAAAATAGAACGAGAATATCGAATAGAGTGTTAATCATTGTATAATCGTTTATGAGACGATCGACTTATCCACTTGTCTAATCTGCCCGGAGGCAAATATAGGATTCGAACCTATGTATGCGAAGTAACTCTAATCTTGCTACGTTCCAATAATTTAAAGCAAAGAAAATTTCCAATCGTAATAAGCGCTCTACCAGCTGAGCTAATCCAAACTCTAAGAGCTGGATATAGGATTCGAACCCATGACCTCTCGGTTAACAGCCGAAGTAACGATTTAGATTGCTATTGCTTCAATAAGTTTATCAGGAGAAAATTGCAAAGGTGTAACGCTTTCGCGCCTCTGTGGGAGTTGAACCCACTACCCATTTTGTTTAAGAAAATTGCTCTACCAAGTGAGCTAAGAAGTAACCTTTACGTTGCTACCCGATAATATTTTAATAATTCAAAGAACTTCTATATTTTAAAAAGAGGGAGGTTTAAGTCCCTCTTTTTATTTGTATCGTTATATAACGATTTGTTTCACTTTTTCAAGATGGTAGTTCGGATTGAACTCGCTTTTAGCAATATCATCGAACATACTGTATCCGTATCCGTAGTAGTATCTAACTTTATCTCCTGCGAGTTGTGTAGTACCGTAAGCTGCTAAGTCTACAGAGTAAACGTATGGACTTCCAGTTGCTTTTACATAACTCATGTAAGAGTTATAGCTAGATCCTTTGTTACATTCGTTATCAGAAAGGATGAAAACACGGTCATATTTACGTCCTGATTTTTGAGCTACACTCCAAGCAGCAGCTAATGAAGTTCCACCCATATCTCTTTTCATGTTCTTAGCGATACTGAAAACGTCTGAGTTAGCGTTCCAATTCACGTATTCTGCTGAAGAGCCGAATCTGATAACATCAGCATTTGTACCTTTTGCGATAGTTGCCGCTATTAAAGCTGCTTTATCCATACAATTGCTTTTGTAACGTTTTCCCCCTCTTGATCCATCTGACATTGGTGAGCTCATAGATCCCGAGAAGTCAACCATTACTAGTGTTTTTCCTGGAAGCATCTCAGCAAGGTTTGGAATTGCTGCCTCAAATCCTTTTAGCAAAGCTTGAGCTATTTTACGAGAATCAGAGTTACTGAATTCTGAAATAGTTACCTCGTGTGCTAAATCCATTTGGTATGGCATAATCTTACCCTTTCTGATTGACTCAGGATCAGAAAGCAATGTACAAAGTGAATCTACTGTTGTAGTCTTTGCATCTGTTTTAAGGATGTTACGGATATTACGTAAAGCAGCCATTATACCTAGTTTTCCTTCTGTTAATAAAGCATCCCAGTTTTCAGCCTTAGCTTCTTTTAGGATTTTTTCTGCCTCACTCTTATCAATTTTACCTTCTTTAACAGCTTTTGCAACTTCTTGACCTGCGTCAGATTGTGCAACTTCCCAAGTATCAGCTGAAACAGATAAGCCTTTCATTATTGCATCAATAGCTGAAATTCTTTCTCCGTTTACTTCAACAATAGCTTTTGCATTCTTTGGACTTGGATGAACAAGGTTGATAACGTCAATCAATGAGCTCTTGTACTTTAGTAAAGAGTAAGCATCCATGCTCTCAAGAGCAGAACGGAATCCTTTTTTCATTGAGTTAGTTACTGAGGTCTTATTCATTGCAGAGAAACATGCAAGAATTTCTGACATGTCATCTGGACGGAATAGCGTACCCCCTGACTTTGTTTTTTTGTTCCATAGACCGTAGAATCTTTTTGCCCAATCTTGTCCAGCACAGTGTGGTGCTAAATAAGAAGCTGCAAGATGGTTAATTGAACGCATACCTTCACCTACGCAACGAGAGTATACAATACACTGTGCAGTTAAGTATGTGTCTTCCTTAGCACATCCATCAACTAGTGACTTTAATTCCTTCATCGTTTCGTTTTCAGAACGATAGAACTGATTCTCTAGCTTTAGAGTGTTTAACATTGTCAAGAGTCTTAACCACTTATCAAGTGAATAAGCTGCATGACCTTGACGATTTGTGGTGTCTGGCTTTGGTATTGCTACCGCCTCAGCCAACTCAGATTTTGGCTGCATATTAGCTAGCGAACCTCTGAGATTTTGGTTTCTGAACTTTGACATTTTAGTACAAGGTTTTGTTTGTTAATAATAATTTTGTAAAAATAAAAAGAATTTTCTATTAAAAAAATCTTTTTGTCGAGTAAAGAGGAATCGAACCTCAAAATAACTAGTATCAGATCTTCATGATCCATTGTTATCCAAACTACTCGAAATAATCGGAGAAAGTTGACAAAGTGTTTTTTCTTTTAAGCGAGCTACCACTGCTCCACCGCGGTATGTGTTTTGTTTATAGTACCGCGGGATGGATTCGAACCACCGACCTCTTCCTTATAATGGATTTCGAAGTAACTTTATCATTGCTACCGATTTTATTTTCTTCCCCTTCCCCAATTTTCAGGAATGGGATCTGTATTTTTAATTTTTTTATTTTCAGTTCCATTTGTTATCCAAATAGTTCCGAATTGCGAATTTTTTTCACCTTTGTGTTTTCCTTTAGCGGAATCCTTCATTTTTAATATGGTCTCTATAGAATGATTTCTATCTTTAAATGTAGGAATTAATTCTCCTGACTTGTATAAAGATTTTAATTTAATGGAAATTTTTTCTGAATTATTTTTCATAGAATTTTTCCAATTATCTGGATTTTCCTTTATTCTTTTGTTTGTAGCAATTGCGCCAGAAATAGAAGCCTTTTTCATATGTTCCTCGTTTATAAATCCTCCACCTCCTCCAGGTTGGATATTCATACACAAAGGATCGTTTAATAATTCCTCGTTCACTAATTCAACTTCTCGTTGCCTTAGTAATTCCCTACTTTCAAAGAACTCTAGAATCTCCTTTCTGTGTGCATCTTTACCGTGCTTCTTAACAGAATTTTTAATTCTCTTTCCACCTCCCATATAACCATCTTCTAAGTTATCTGTGGAGTGCATTCCAATATAGTATCGATTATTCTTAAGACATGTTATCTTATAGATGTAATGATACTTTTTCTCTTTTCTTGCCATCTCGTATGTTACTTAGACTATATATCTAAGTAACAGTACGAAATGGGGGCTGTAGCGGGTGAGGGACTCGAACCCCCGATCTCGAGCTTATGAGGCTCGCGAGATGACCAACTTCTCCAACCCGCAATATAAAATAAATCAAGAGAATAGTATCGAGAGTGTGATCTAGTTCTACCGCTAAACTATACGAGTGTCTCCACCCGCACTGGGATTCGAACCCAGGCCTTTTTTGTTTCAGAAAAAATTGAAGTAACTCTCAATTTCGCTACTTGATTTTGGCGGTCTGTATGGGATTTGAACCCATGATCTCCCACGTGACAGGCGGGCGTCGACGGCCGGACTCGACTAACAGACCATAATGAAAAAAGATAATGATGGAGTACCCGTCTCGCTCCAATCTTAAGTGCTTTCCTGAGTTTTACTGGATCCAGGCACAAAGGGTGATGAACTTCTTTGATCTTGCTGAGATTGTCGACATCGCAACAAGGAAGAACCATTATCTCTTAGTAGTCCCGACGGGAATCGAACCCGTGTTACTAGGATGAAAACCTAGCGTCCTTACCCCTAGACGACGGGACCATAAGTAGCATTTTAATATGTCAAAGAACCTTATAAAACAAAAAAACCTCGGTGTTTATACCGAGGTTTTAATCTGTGATTATATCTTAGATCAAAAGCTCGGCGGTCTATTTGGATCCTCCACTAGAAGGTTATTCTCCTTACGAAGTATAAACTCTTGGCTGATATTTGATAGACTGTGCATTTGAAGTTTGTTTGTCTTTTATTTTAGTACTGCAAAATTACATAAAAGTTTCAATTAAAAAAACTTTTTCTGAATTTTTTTTATTTTTTATTATAAGCTCCAAGCTGGATTGGCAATAATTAGCATACCATTCTCAACTCTTGGTAATTGTCCTAGATCTTGGTAATCTGCATATTCGATTTGACTTGGATAAAATTTTTGTCCATTAAACATAATATAGTTGCTGTCGTCCTCTTTACCTGTGTGACTATACCCTTGTCCTCTTAATTGAGTATGAGCTGCATCTTTAACAGTTGGCTTACCAAAAAGACTATTCCAAAAACTTTCGTTAACTTTGGATTTTACCTGATCGTATTTTTTTAAATGCTTCATTTGTTTGATTTTTATTGTATATATCAAAATCAAAGAAATAAATATTCTAGGGTTTTTAAAATTATCCTAGAAGATCCTTAATCTTATCTTTATTAGATAATAATTTTTTAAGATTAGATTGAAGTTCTGCACTAAGTGCTTTACCACCATCGGTATTAATATCTTTGCCTGATATATTTTTTATCATTTTAGCAACTTTATCAACAGCTGATTCTGTATTTTTTCCGTATAATCCATCTGATGTTATTTTTTCTCCTATCCCTAAATTATTATAATCCTCTTGGAATTTTTTAATTGCTTCCAAGTTAGGTCCGTCTTTTCTAAGATTTTGCTTATCTACGTTTCCGCTTTTGATATCTTTGCTTTCTTCTTTATTTTCTGTTTTTGTTTCTGCTGCTCCTTTTCCTGTAATATCTTTCTTATCTTTAGAGAATTCTTTTCCTTCTTTATCTTTAAAGAAAATCTTATCTCCTTCAATCTTAACGATCTCACTTTGTGCTTCCTCTCCGTTTTCTCTTTTATATTTAACTACGTCTCCGACTTTATATTCTGCGTTTCCTGAATCTTTTTTTACCTCTGTTCCTTTAGCATCAGAAATTGCCTTATCGTCAATTGCCTTGGTTTTGTCTGACATAGAATTTATACTAGTAATAATATTTGACATGGTATCTGCTATTTTCTTATCTACCCCAATTTTAACTAATTCAGATTTTTGAAGATCGTTGGTTTTTTGAATCATATCATCGATTTCAGCATTCATTGATTCTAATTTTTCTTTCCTCTCTTTTCTTTTCATTTTTTCCCAAGCGCCTTTATCGGAAAGTAATTTTTGGAACTCGTCAAACTTAGATACCACCTCACTAGCTTTAGCTTTTAAAGTTTCGCTACTAGGATTTTTTTGTTGTGATATCATTTCAGAATATAAAGACTTCATTTTATCTGAAAGAGCTGCTCTTTCGTCTTCAAAGGTGTTTTTTTCGTAAAGTAATGGGAAAGAATATCTATCAAAACCATATACATTTAGATGCTCTTTTAAAGGCTGCTCTTTAAGAATATCCTGATAGTTTACTATCTTATTAGTAACCATTTTATTGATTGCCTCTGCATTCTTTTTAGCAGATTCGGTTGAAGCAACTTGAGCATAAATTTCTTTAATAGAAGATGCTGCTTTAATAGCATCTTCTTTTATTGAGGTATATTTTGGATCTATTTTATCTGCTACTTTTTTAATAACAGATTCCATTGTCTCAGATCTTTTAGCGGGATCTTTTTCCTCTGAAACTGATATTAGGTCAGCAAGTACATCTTTATAATCTACTGCTTTAGTAGCTACGAACATGTAGCATTTAAAGAAAAGAGATATGATCTCGCTAATTGTTTTTACTGGGGTAGATGATTCCTGTTCAAATAATTTTTTATAGCTATTAAAATTTAATACTCTATTGGGCTTCATTTCTTTGATTTTTATTGTATATATCAAAATCAAAGAAATGAATTCCTCACGGACATACTTCCCTTTTAGTGGAAGACCCAGGATTTGAACCTGCAAAGTCCGTTTATAGATCTATAGATATTTCCTGCCACACCTTACGAGGGGACAATGAATTTTAGTACCCGGGGAGGGAGTCGAACCCTCACGGCCTTTAGGGCCAAGGGATTTTAAGTCCCTCATGTCTACCATTCCATCACCCGGGCAGACTTTTAATTTTTTGTGGGCCCTGTTGGGATCGAACCAACCACCTACTGATTATGAGTCAGTTGCTCTAACCGAATGAGCTAAGGGCCCTAAGTCGAGACGATGGGGTTTGAACCCATGACCTTTACCTTATAAGAGTACTGCTCTCACCAACTGAGCTACGCCTCGATACTCTTTTTTTGTCGGGGTGGCCGGGCTCGAACCGACGACCTCCTGGTCCCAAACCAGGCACGCTACCAACTGCGCTACACCCCGAAATAGTGATCCCGATAGGATTCGAACCTATGACCCACGCCTTAGAAGGGCGTTGCTCTATCCAGCTGAGCTACGGAACCAATTGGCGGAGAGGGAGGGATTCGAACCCCCGGGTCGTGAGACCGGCAGTTTTCAAGACTGCTGTAATAAACCAGACTCTACCACCTCTCCGTGGATAATTTAATAGTATTTCAAAGAGCAAAAAAAAACCGGGACTTTTTAAGGTCCCGGTTTTTTTATAAGATGTTCTTTATCTTAACACAGGACCTTAGTTGATCGTCTTATTGACGGTCTTAACGATAAAGGTAATATGTTTGAAATATTGATCATTTGAGTATTATATATCTGTTCTTTAGTTTTGTTTCACAAATGTAAGATATTTACAGTATAGAAAAAAATATTTTGTGTAAATCTTCAATAAAATTTTTTGAGTACTTACCTAGAATCTCTGCAATATCCTCTGCCGTCTCTTCATCTTCACTGTCGCAAACTATATAAAAACTAGCATCATCTCTTACAGATTCTTTGTTTGAATCTAATCCTTGGAAATCTTTTGAAGGATTATCCCAGAGATCATCTTCGTCTGTAAAATTATCTGATTGGTAATCTTGATTCTCAAAGTATTCTACTACTTCTTTTTCTTCGTAGCTAAACTCTTGATAAGAAGAATAAACTTTTATTGCCATTTTTTAAAATCTTTTTATACTTCAGAAATTAGAACTTTTTTAAGTTCATATGGTGATCCTGGTTCTGATATTTTATCGTAGTATCCAATAATAGAATAGTTTCTTCCATCTGAACTTGAATCTGGTATCATTTCAATATCGCTTACCATTGAATTCCCTACAAATTCTGGATCTGCTGCTCCTGCAATTTCCATTGTTGTATCTTTGCCTTCTGCATTTAAGAAATTAACAAAGTAATTTCCTTCTGTACTACCATCAGTTGATTTAATATCTGTACTTTCAACTTCATAATTAACAGCAGCTGCTTGAGTATCCATTGGCATAACCTCAGATGCAAATTGCTCGTATATTCTTAGATGTTTCATTTTCTATTTTTGTTTTATATATCCTTATTATATTATCTACCTTGCCCTACATAAGACTTCTTGTAGTTTTTGGCATTTTTACTTTTGCTTGACTTAGATTTGGAATGAATTCCTTTGTTGTTTTTCTTAGGTTTTACTCTGAACGAGTTTGCGTTATCTGATCCTTTTTTAGCTTTAGCCATTTTTATTACTCATTTATTTGAACCTAATGATACCTCAGATAGGTCAAGCTTCTTTATAGTTTCTTGGTTTATTTTCTCTAGAAATAAAACCTTTTTGATTAAACATGTTTTGGTTAACGTTGAATTTATTGCCGTTCTCTGGCATTAAAGTTAATATGTAGTCGTCCACACTAATAATGTTGCAAGGTGTACCTAAATATGTTAGTTTATCCCCTGCACTTAATTGTGAAAAAGGAAAGGGTTGACCATAATTCTTTATAACTCTAGAATAGTATGGTTCAAAATCGTGTTGCTCAAATGCTTTTAAATTTTTCATCTAAGTATTTATCCATTACACACAAAAAATCCCACCGAAGTGGGATTTTAATCTTATTTATTTAGATAATTAAGACTCGATAGAATCCCAAATTTCTGTAATTGCTTTTGCAAAGATCGGCTCTTTACCAGTCCATCCTGAAAGAATTGCTCCTCTGTAAAGATTTTCTGGTAAAACTGAGTTGTTATACCCTGCTACCTGTACTGAGAATACGTTAACCTTTGGATTAACTTGTTCTCTGTATGCTTGTACCATTGCTAGCACATCAACATATGTTGATCCTCTTTTGTGTCCATATTTGGATCTCCCTACTGTATTAGAATGACCGTAAAGTCCTCCGTGGCCTGCTTGCATATCCGAGTAGATAAATACGGTATCGTAGTGTGTTTTTTCGTTAATAGCTTTATCCCAAAAAACCCAAATACCATTTTCAGTTCCACCTCCTTGAGCTCTACCTCTATTTGATGTTTCTTCTAATTGTGTTAATAATCCATTTCTTTTAGATACCTCTTTTAAAGACAGGTTATCTCCAAATACCCCCACTTCTCCTTGATCTGCTTGCATAGCAGTAATCAATGAAGACAAGTTAGCAATTTCAGCTACATGTACTGAACCGTATTCTGAATTCATAGCACCCCATGAAGAACCTGAGTTATCGGAAAGACAAGCTACTCTTCCTTTAAGCTTAGGCATATTAGCAACTGAAATGTCAATACATTCTTCAATAGCATCCATTAATAATTGCTTATTGTTAACATCAGATCCGTTGATTGCTTTGTAAGCTGACCAATAACGGAAAGGGAATTGTTTACCTTTTAGAACACCGCCTTTTAATTGATCTAATACCTTAACTGCAACATCTCTATCTGAAATTTCAGTAAAAATACCACGTAGGTTTCTTAAAAGAGCCATATGAGGAATATGAATTTGATCTAAGATCTCTTTCCAATTTTTACCTGCAGACTTAAGAGTTTCCCAAGTCATTTCGGTATCTTTTACCTCAAGCTTACCTGTTTTCATAAGCTCACTAATATCATCATTAGATGCGTGAGATATACGAACAAGGTCAATTAGTTTCTTACCCTTGTATTTGTTTAATTGGTATCTGCTATATTCGGCTAATCTTTCTGCCCATGTTCTTTTAACTAATGAGGGCAATTTAGATTTGCTTCCATTTTTAAACATGTAATAGTCCAATTGATTAGTAAGATCGTCTGGACGTTCTGCAATTTTTTTACCTATCTCTTTCATGTATCCAGGATTCAATTCGTTGAATACCTTTCTTCCTTCGTGCATAGAAGCACGAACAAAAATAACTGAAGGATTTAATCGCATAAAATATTCAGTTCTTAACTCTAAAGCAAGATCTAAAGTTCCCTTAAAATCGTGTACTAAAGCATTATCAATAGCATCTTCAAAAACCTCAACTGCAGATTTTTTATCTTTAAAAAGATCTGGAAATATTGAATATTCCAAAATTGATGAAATATTTTTAATTGTTGCTTCCGCTTTAACACCATCTCTATAGTATTGTGGCTCTCCAAATATTGAAGAAGCAGCAACAATCTTTAATGTTTGTACTGGTGACAATTTATAGGAATTACCTCCCATAAAGTTTTCCACTTGCTCGTTGACGTGCTTTCTTTTTGAAGCAGAGTCTTTTGTTCCAAATTCGCTTAGACTTGACATATATTTTGTTTTAAATTTTTTACAATAAAAAAGGGACTCAAGTTTCGTGTTTACCACTGACCAGAATCCCTTATTAATTTTAAACCTTTCGGTTTTAAAGTTAATCTGAGAATAATAGCTTAGAGTGTTTTTTTTTCTAATATGAAGTAACCCTTAGCGCCGCATCAGATCTATTTTTAATGTTCTTTTCTTTTCCTGAGAAATCTTTAAAAAGTGGTCCCTCCTTACGGTAGGTAATCGTTCCAGCATTTCTAGTCTTGTGAATTAAACCGAGCTACTGATTTCTCCCTTTCAGGCGTCCTATCTATAGCAGTACTAGGATCTGTTTTGCTTAAAATCCTCTTTCGATGATTTTTTAGCTTTCATGTATAGTTTGAAGTAACCTTCTAAACCGCTTCAAGAAAATAAAGAATAGTAAATTAAAGAACGTTTGTTTTATTTAATACCGCTAATGTAATCAAAAGTTTCAATTAATTCTGATTCTCTAGTAAAAAATTTTTTATTTGCTCTTCCGTCTTAACTCCGGAGAATCGAGCAATCTCTTTTCCTTCGCTCGTAAGTACACACGTGGGAATATTTTTAATACCAAATCTAGCAGTAGCCTTTTCAGCTTCACCAACATCAGCTTTAGCAAATTTTAAATCTCCCTTATATTCTGATTCAATTTTATCCATAGTTGGTCTAAGTATTTTACAAGGACCACACCATTCGGCAGAAAAATAAATAAGGGCTTTTTCTTTTCCCTCGATCATTTCAATAAGTTCGTTGTCTTTAAGATTCGTCATTTTGTTATTTTATTTACTCTATATAACCAAAATAGAGCTATTAATTCCCAGTTTCTTCCTGAGAATTTTCTTCTAAAACACTCAATGAAGGACCTTCTTCTTTGATCTGATCTGATGGTGTAACATTAATCTTTTTTGAAAACTCATCAGAGATACTTAAAACACCTTCCCCTGTTTCTGCAGAACCCCCTTGTTGAGCTTCCATAAGTTTTTGTTGCTCAGCAATCATTTCCATAAGTTTTTTCATTTTTGTTTTTGAAATTCCTTGTGGTTTAGGCGTGTACTTTACCTTTTTACCGTTTTTCTTTCTTACTTTGCTTTTAGGCATATTGATTTTCTTATTTTAATTTATAGTACAGATTCAAGAAAGATTCCTTAGCTTCTTGTGAAGTAAGAGAAATATGTGAATCTTTTAGTACTTTATTTTCCCATTCGTATTCAAGAGCAGCTTTATCTGCAAATTTAACATCCTCTGGGAATGGATATTGGAATCCTAATTTTTTTGCAATAACTTTCATTACCTTGTCTTCTATCTCAAGATATTGAGGTATTTCGTTTTTAATAGGTTTAGGTAAATCAATTAGATAAGCTTCACTAGCATCATGTAATAAAGCTGATAAAGCGTTCTGTGGCGCAACTTTATGAGCAACCCAAAGTGAATGTTCAGCTACTGAATAAAAGCTCTTTATATGTCCTGCAAATCGGCATAAAAGAGATAATGAATGAGCAATGTCTTCAATCTCTATATGATCTGGATTTGGGTCAAATACATCAAAGTAATGTCCAGAATATGTTCTAATTAATCTACCTGCGTATAAATTTTCCATATTCTTCATAGCTGATTAGAGGATATATAGTTTCAATATGAGTCCATACAAGAAGTCCGTACTAAGTTTTTCAGAATTCATCAATGAATCTGCGGATTATGACTTTACAGTTGATCAAAGATTTCCATGGTCTGAGAAGATTAACGATGTCATAGATAAGATAATGACTAAAAGACAGTATTTAGTCAATAATTTTAATTACGATAAACATGGAGACGATGGATTTGAGTTTAACATAAAAGCAAAAACATTTCCTGATCCTGATGATCTATCTAAAAAATATGGATATACAGAATCAGAAATTTGGGACTTATGGCATACGTTCCTTAATGACAATTTAGAAATGTCAGGAGAAGACTTTGTAGAAAATTATATTAATTTTTATGACTATTCTGTGGCAGGAAGAAGCGGAGGATGGCTTATTCTAAAGCATAATTCAAATATAATAACTGATCCTGAAGACGTAATTAACGATCAAATATCTAACCTTAGTGATTTAACAGATGAAATAGATGACGAAGAATTAAATAAGTGGATAGAATTTAAGGAAATTGCAGGTGCAGGATCTAAATTATTGGGAAGATTAGATATAGAATCCGGGGATTTTGAAAATATAGACGAAGCAGAAAAAGAAGCAAATTCAACTATAGCTACATTAGGGGAGAATCTAATGTTTTTAGAAAAACTAGAAGAAGAATTAGATAAGGTAGAAAAAATAATTGATACATTCTGGGAAGATGCAGAAGTTAATTTTAATGAATATGTTGAAGGAGAAGCTGAGTGGAGAGATGGGTCAAACTAATTCAAGTTCTTCCCATTCATTATTCCAGTCTCCTAAATAAGATTCAGATACTTCGCTTTTTACAGTTTTGCCCTCCCCTTTAAAAAATACTATACCTTTTTCGTGTATATCATTTACCATTATTTTTTTAACATCTAGAATATCTGAGATATAATTACCGAATGTTTCCATATTGCATGGTTTTTCTCCTTCTGTCCTTACAAAGACTCCAGAGATACGATGCCTATCGCCAATTATATCCTCTACGTATATTCTGTTTGCGGTATTAAATAAATCTAGGTTTGGATTTACTGATTTTTTTAATTCTGAATTTTCAAGTTCCCACCAAGTATTAGTAGTTTCTTCACATATCCACACTTTTACTTTGTGTGATATTATTCTAAGATATGTAGCTTGAACATTTTTTCTATCAAAGAAAGTATCTATAAAATGACCCTTATCTTTAGTATCCATTTTATATTTTCCCTCATAGATAGCACAAGGATCACCATTTTGATCTAATAGAAAACCATCGATGTCAAATAGACAAAAGTTATTAGGAAGACAATTCCTATGTCCTTCAGAAAAAGGATTAGAAGTTCCCCATATTCTTTTTCTTATTGTCATATAATAATTGCTTTTTCTCCCTCGATTATAACATCGCTGCAATACCCTTGTAGGACTAAATATGGTTGTGTTTTGTTTCTTTTAGTTTTGCACTCTACTTTACAATCCACATCAAAAGCAGGTATGCACTGACCTCTAAAATGTACAGTCATACCCCCAGTTTGTTTTCGATAATGAAAGAAAAATCTATATTTCTTTTGCATAATCCTTTCTTATTTTTACAAGAAAGACAAATATAGTTTCAGATTGAATTAATAATTAGATGGAAGAATACCAGCCTCGTATCTACTTTTTCCGTTCTTTAATAGAAACTCAAGCTCGGTCCATTGTTTTTTAGTTAGGTACTTATTAATCTTAACTTGGCTCCATAGCTTAGAAAAAAAAGAATTATTTCTATGTCTTTCATGAAGCCAATCCCATAATTTTTGATAATATGTAATTTCGGCATCCGTGAAATACTTTTTATTATCTTGAAATTGCTCGTATAGCTTTATGTGGTTCATATTATTAATTATTTTTTACTCCATATATCCATCAAAAGTTACTAAAAATGTAATAACTCCTGTACTAGTAACGGTTCCTAAGTTTTTAGCAACTATTTGAGCATATTCTCCTGGATGTACTACAACAGGAGAATCGAATTTCATATAACACCCTCCCGGGCTACCTACCGTTCCTGCAGCTGCTGTAGCTGCAAATGTTTCAAATCCTAAAGCTATTCTTCTAGGTGCTTTTGTAACACCATTAGCTTCTACTGTGGCTAATGATAAAACGTTTCCACCATATGATAATGAATATGCGTATAAAACCGGACCACCTGCTAATACAGTGGTAACTGCCCCATGAACTTTTATACCAGTTATATAGAGTGATTTACCCGGAATAGCACTTGTACCTGCAGGAACTAAATAGCTACAAACTATTCCATCTGTTCCAGCCGTTAAAGTAGGTAAGGCAGAAAATTGACCCCCTAAACCAGTTCCAAGAGCTGCTGTGGTATTAGTCATAACTACACCAGCACCAGCTGCTAAAGAATTTGTGTATAGAGCGGATGTTCCAAGAGTTGCTGCTCCTGACTGTAATTGGTAAGCCATACCCCCTCCACCATTTATAACATGTGGCCAAGGCTTTTAGTTGACATATCACCAATAGAAATATTTACGTATCCAACTTTCATTGTTGATGCAATAGTAGGGGTACCGCTATTATACTGTCTAATAAAAATTGGCAAATTCATAGAAGCTGTGGCAGCTCCAGCTGCTGATGATCTTGGTAACAAAGCAAGAAGAACATCATTAACCCAATACTCAACACTTTTTTCTGATAAAACTACAAGAAAGTCATTAGTTACGTTAGCAAGAGGAATCTGTGCTGATAAATCAGAGCTTTGTATTTCTGTTCCGCCGGTACTTAAAATTGCTCTATATTCACCAGCAGCATTTATCCTAAAAAAAGCTCCATCAGTTGGTGCAGAAACACCGGCTGCAGCTATACCCAATCCCCATTCATATACGGTGTTAGTAACAGGCAATTGGGAGAATTGAAGATCTATCTCGCAGTAAGTAGGGAAAGTCATAAATGCAGGCATGTGCCTCCATGTTCTAAGTTGTGAATAGTTACCTGTTGTGGTATTACCATTAAGGTTACCAAAGTTTGATGCAACAGTAATAGTTTGTCCAGATACTAAAGTATTCCATATATTACCATTTAATACTGTTGAAGGAAAATACTCATTAAATAATGTTTGATCTGTTCCAACCCTAAGTCTATAATCATCTGTAGTCTCTAGATTTCTTAAAGTTCTAGAACCCGTAATTGTACCAGGATCAGCTTCTGCTGATAGTGTAACAAACCCCGAATTATCCGGATCTATTGGTACATTTACCTGAAGATTTTTATTAGCATCAACTGAAGCTAGTGTAGACGAATCGCCGCTTTTAAGTATTACACTCATATTAATTGATTATTGTGTATTTTAAATTATATATTCCAAATGTTTCGTTTGCTGCAAAAGCATTAATGGTAAATCCTGTACCAACTATTTTATTATTTACAGCTAATGATATATTTTCTATCAACGGATCCTCAATAGTTTCATGATCCGAAGAAACATCCCACTCAAATAAAATAACAGAATTTGATTGTATATTTGAATTTGTGACAGATGCTGATGTATAGCTATCTTCCCCTCCAGATGTATTTCCAAAATCTATCGAACATGTTCCAGTATATTTTGTTATACTTGGCCCAGTAGGACCAGTAGGACCTGTAACACCTGCTCCAGTAGCTCCAGTAGCTCCAGTTGTCCCTGTAGGACCCGTTGTTCCAGTTCTACCTGTACCCCCTGATGTTCCAGTAGAACCTGTGCTTCCAGTTGGCCCAGTAGATCCAGCTGCTCCACTTCTTCCAGTAGCTCCAACATCTCCAGTAGGTCCTTGGGATCCAGTAGCTCCAGTTGGCCCCGTAACACCTGCTCCAGTAGCTCCAGTGGAACCTGTATTTCCAGTTGGACCTATTGGACCTCCTTCAGGACCAGTAGGTCCGACATCTCCAGTAGCTCCGGTAGCTCCAACGTTTCCAATAAATAATTCTCCTATTGAAATATAAGTTGTTTGAGGCTGTGAATTTATATCACCGTATGATACGCCATCAATATAGCAATAAATAGAAAAATAATCATTAGGGTTCAATAAAATATTAAAGCTTATATTTTGGGAAACTGTAACTCCAGCTGTATCCCAAAATTCACTAGTAGAATAATAATTACTATGTGCACCTGAGTTTTTTAATACAAATAATCTAAGAAATCTTTGAACTCCTGGATCTCTATCCCAAGAAACCGTAGCATTAATATTATAGAATCTTGAATATTCCGATTTATTTTGAAATGTGTCATTTGGAAGAATAAAGCCAGCTAAAATTAATCCTGTATCACCATAACTGTTATCATAATCTTGGTATTCCCATGATACTGTTGTATCTGTGGCTGATGGTATGGATTGTTTAGTTTGTGATGTATAAGATAATAAATTTGAAGGAGTGCTAGATCCAGGAGCTCCTGGATCGCCAGTAGGACCCTGTGGGCCACCAATATAGAAAGACAAAATAGCAGTTGATGATATTACTCCATTTCCAAATAAAGGGCTTACATCAAAATCACAACTACTATAAATAGTAGGAGATACCAAATATACTTGATATAATCCTCCAATTGTGTTATCATATTCATCTGTTATTTGTATGAATATTTTCTGACCATTAGAATAACATGAAAAAAGATATCCAAAAAATACATTCCATACATGAGAATACTTATCATTATCAGCAACGCTTATCTTTCCTATTGAATAATAATTACTATTGTCAGTAGAAAAGTAAGTGGATGCTGGTGTGTTCCATGCAGATCCACTTCC